TCACCGCTTGTTTGCAAGCATATCGAGAAGCTGCTTGATCTGAGCATCTTTGCTTGCAAGTTGTTTGCGCATATCTTTAATCTGTTCGCGGAGTATCCCAATCTCTTTGTCCTTTAATGACTCGTCACCTATAAAGAGATTTGAGACTTTAGCAAACGCATTGTTGTCCGGAGTACCCAGTGCTCCTTCGATGGATTTTTCGACATGTCCACCTATATTTATGTCTCTTCCTACACTATATGTATTGTCGGCATAAACATTTCCTTCTCCACTTTTGAGCCATTTTTGATTTACGCCCATATACTTGCTTATCTTGAATATGTCTTTGTTCGTTATTCCATACTCGCCCTTTAGCTTCTTTCGAAGATTTCCAGGGTCAATATCAACTTTCTTCGAAAAAGAGTTGGCATTGTATCCATTCTCTTCCATAAGATGTTTTATTCGACAAATTAACTCTATATCCTTCTTCATAATTACAAATATACAACTAAACACACGATTATTGTAAAATAACCTTAAAAACACACGATTTCACACGAAATTATTTGGTGTTTTCGAGTGAAAGTAGTACCTTTGCAAATGTCAATCAGTTAGAACAACGGAAAGACAAAAGCAAGGTGGAACGAGTGGAAGCACTCATCCAACGATTAGACACCGCAAAGATACGTGTTTTACCTCGTTTTACCAAGTTTTTTTAGTTAATAATTTAAAACGAGTTAGAAAAAGATTTCTTATGAAAGCTAATAAGGTAACTGCCGAAGATATTAAAAACATCGGAATAGGCGGAAAAATCGAAGTCGAGTTGCCAAACTATCTCGCTTGTGTTGCTGCGAAGGGTGCTGTTACTTATGTAAAGAGAGCATACCCAAGAACGGATGGAAACGTGTATTACACATTCCTCAAAGGCAACACTATTACAATCGGTCTTACAGACCCTCACACAAGAGACGTGATTCTCGGTGAGAATGTAAAGTACCGAAAGCGAGTTAAGGCATAATATTAAATGTGTAGAAGATAAAAAATGAACGAACTAACCAGGAAAGAAACAATGACCTCGTTAGAAATAGCTGAGGCGACAGGAATGCGTCATGCTGACGTAATGAGAAGCATTCGAAACATGGAGGAAGCATGGGTGAAAGTATCAGAACGCAATTTTGCGTTGTCATCATACAAGCAACCTCAGCCGAATGGAGGGTACAAAGATGTTCCTTGTTATATTCTCAGTAAAACCGAATGCCTGTACGTTGCCACAAAGTTCAATGACGAGGCACGAGCAAAGCTTGTGTTGAGGTGGGAAGAGCTTGAATCGAAAGAGATGAGCAAGTACCAGGTTCCGCAATCTTTCTCTGATGCACTCATGTTGGCGGCTAAACAACAGGAGCAAATAGAGAGACAACAGAAACAGCTCGAAGCGAGTTCAAAGGAAATCGTTGAACTTAACGGTGCGATAGCAGAGATGCAGCCAAAGGTGACATACGTTGATATCATCCTCTCAAGCAAGGAAACAGTCACAACGACACAGATTGCGCAGGATTATGGTCAGTCTGCAAAGTCATTCAATATCCTGCTTAGGAATTTCGGGCTACAGCGTAAGGTTGGAGGACAGTGGATATTGTACGCAAAATATCTCCCTTACGGATATGTTCAGTCAGAAACTGTTTCTATCACTCATCGTGATGGTAGTGTAGGTTCGGTTATGCACACAAAATGGACTCAGAAGGGCCGCTTATTCCTTTACGAGGAATTAAAGAAACACAAAATATTCCCTCTTATCGAGGGTGGAAAGGAGGCTCAAAATGACACCAAAAAAGAAGACCGTCATCAATAAGGTGGATAAAATATGGCTGTCTGTACAGGAAGCGGCCAACTATATCGGAATGGGCAAGACCTACATATCCGATTTACGAAAGAAAGGTATTCTTCCTCATTGCATGATAGGAAACGCAGCCTTCTTTTTGAAGGCGGACATAGATAATATGATGGAGAAGCATAGGGTGTACTAAAAACTAAAAAGTATGAAAAAAAGCAACAAATAATGATTAGTTTATAGGTGTTTGAAAGTTAATGTTAGAATGTTGCCCGTGAGGGTAGGTTTAAAATCTTTTATTGTCGGCAGCGGCCGAAACGGGACTGGTAAGTTGCATTGCCAGTCCCCACATGGACACATAGCTCAGTGGATAGAGCATTTCCCTCCTAAGGAAAGGGTCGCAGGTTCGATCCCTGCTGTGTCCGCAATGTTTGCTTCGTTGATTTTTGGATGCAAAGCTAACGTCATTTAAGCTTATAAAGTAGGTAGCTCGGGCAACTACAACCTTGCATCTTTTTTTAAACAATGGCAAACAATAGCTCTTTGGCTTAATGGTTGACAGCATAGTATGCGTGGAAAAGAAGTAGCCGGATAGCGCAATGAGCGCCGTGACCTGGTGAAAGGACGCACGACATACGAAAATCCAGCTAATTTCTGCATTAAGTAGTTTGACGAACCGCATCGGAAAGAAGAATTGTCGATGTAGGCACATCCGAAAATAATGCAGTCTGGTGAATATATTATAATGAGTTCACATCACTCGTAGTTCATATATTCAAAGAGGCACGTGGTGTACGAATGTCACGGTTAGACAACCCAATGATACCTTATCTTATCGTCTGACAGGAATTGGTGTAACTCCAATCGTGTCCTCCACTCTTTTGTTTGTTTTAGAATTTTTAATAAGTTATTATTTATTTTTTACACCACTTATCTGTGAAGAAAGGTGGTGTTTTTTACAGCGGAATAGTAGCAGTTGGTAGCTCGTCAGGCTCATATCCTGAAGGTCGGTGGTTCGAGTTCACCTTCCGCAACGAAATTTATTGCACATGTTAATTTTGCTCGTTAATGTCGCCAGGCGTGGCGTTCTTATTTTTTTAAATGAATATTAGTTTTTAATGGCTCAGCTCTGTCTGTGAAGATAAAACCTTAAAGCAATTAGGAAATGCGCTTGCGTTACGTGTTATGCAAGAGAAGAAGGCTTGATACCTTCTAAGGTTACGAATAGATCATATTTCTATTTTGTAGTTGTTGGTTATTATTTGAATGGGAACGGAGGTCGTAAAAAACGCACGGCCTCCTTACTTTTCCCAAAACAAGAAAAAAATGAAAGTAATATACACAATAAGAGTTAAGAAAGAGAATATAAACGAACTCTCCAAGCTTGAGGCCGTAGAGAGAATATTCAATAACGAGAAAGGCCGAATGGTAGTTCTTCTCAAACAGGATTTCACTGACGGAAAGAGAGAGGTCGCCGAGAACGACTATATTGTTCAGTGGAAAAATGGGAAATACCAGAGGTTCGGAGCTGTTGCGTTCGATAATCTTTTCAAAACGCCAAGTGAGGAGGGCAAACAATGGCGATAAAACGGGTAATGAACAGAAAGGTCCAGTACGAAGGGCTTGAGTTCGACAGTAGAGAAGAGCTTCGTTACTACATTCTTCTCCTCGATGACAAGAATGTCTCCTGTATTCACAGACAGGTTAGGCTGTGTCTTATCAAACCTCTGTACGTACTCGTGCCAAAGGCTCTCAAGACAAAAGTAAAGTGGGTCAAACGAAGCCTCGTAAAAGGGCATTACTACACGGCAGACTTTGTTTTCTTCGAGAACGGCAAGCTCGTCATCTGCGATGTTAAGTCAGAATATACGTCTAAGCTTCGCGAGTTCTCCATTACGATGAAGAATTGCATATCGCTTATCGTAAAGCATAATCTCAAGCGACATCACGGTGAAGCTAAGGTGATATTCCGAAAGGCGATATACAAAAACAGCAAAACGCTACGTATTGTCGATTATCCTTCGGATGGCGAAAAAGTCATATACGAATAACGTGATTATTTAACCATATACATGACTTTACTTGAATCATTTTTTGACAGTAGCCGCAGTGATGCGCCTGCTGTTTTTTTATTCATTCAAAAAGCCTATGAAAATTATTATAGCATCATTTCTGCTTACAGTGATCGTGTTTCTGTTCGCAGCTTTTGTGGCAGTTCTTTTTAGAGTCAGCTCTTTTAAAAACGAAGATGATGGAGAAGGAGTTTAGGTTCAACAAGAACAATGTGTGTCTGAACCATAACGTCATCGAGGTCTGGGAGAACAACAAGAACACAAAGACGAGAGGTGTCATACCCGGGTTCTACATAAAGACAGCCGTCTTCAACGGAAAGTGGATATACGGTTACGATATAACCCTGCATAACGGAGGTATTGGAGAGCCATGTATGCAACGGCCATGCAAAAAAGACTGCAACACCGAGCGTGAAGCTGTATTGGAAGCATGTAAGGAGGTTAGAGAATACCTTCTTGAGCACAAACGAGCCTCAAGTCCAGACTACTCTCATCACGAGATAGACAACTATTCTCCGAAACTCATCAAACTTCTTGACGATCTCATGAGGCCCAGAGCTGTTCAGTTAAGTTTATTTTAAACATTAAAGATATATTTTATGGAGAAGTTAAAATGTAATTCAGGCAATTTCTATGTTGTCGCTGTAGCTGTCGTTGAAGACAAGGATGGCGAAGTGAAAAAGGTGCGTAAGACTATTGTTGTCGAAGCGACCTCTTTTGGTGACGCAGAGCTCAAGGCGTTCGATTCTATGGGCGATTACAGTGTTGGCGATGTTGAGGTACTCAATATCACTCCTGCCGCATTCAGCGAAGTCTACTCTTCCTGTGATAGCGATGACGACAAGTTCTATAAGGGAACCGTCGACTACATCACTGTGAACGAGAATACGGGCAAACCAAAGAAAACCAAGCAGTCGATGCTCATCCAGGCTAACTGCCTCAACAGGGCCACCCGTTATCTTGACGAGATTATGCGTGGGTCGATGGTAGACTACTCTTCTGTTTCTGTTTCCGAAACTCAGATTTTTGACAGTTTCTTTATTCATAAAGTGAAAGCCAATGATCAACAGGGATAGTTTGCAGGCAGTATTCGCTCGCCTCACACCACAGGTAGCAGAGGCCGTAATGCGAAAGAGGAAAGAACATAAGTGTCTTATGAATCTTACGAGAAACAACTCTCTTATGGTTCAACAACAAGCCATCTTTCTTAACTACATAGCAGGAGAGGGCAGACGAAAGTTTGTCATCCCCACTGTTGAGACCGATGCAGACGGAAGACAGAAAGTCGTCGATAAGATTTCGTTCAAATACATTGACCAGAAATGAAACACGCCTGTATGAGCTGCTTCTGGCGAGGTCAGTGCGACGACAAGAAGTCTGGACGCACATGGCAACACACGTGCGAAAGATGGGAGTTTAGATACGAAAGTGATTAATTTTTTAAATTTTAGATAAAATGGAAAACGAAAACAACGGATATGAGGTCATGCAGGTTAGCCATGACCAGAGTATCATTCAGATGGACCCTGTAGAGCGTGCAAATGTTGACTCTCAGGTTGCAACAGCAAAGCAATATCCGAGAGATCTTACAAGAAGTGTAAACAACTCCATCGTTATGGCAACAATGGACTATGCTACCGCACAGAGCTGTGGTTATGCTCTTCCACGTGGTGGCAAGCCTATTACTGGCCCAAGCGTCCATCTTGCCAAGCTTCTTGTTTCAAATTGGGGTAACATGCGAGCCGAAGCAAAGGTTGTTCAGATTACCGACAAACAAGTTATCAGTCGCGGTACTTGTTGGGATTTGGAGAACAATGTAGCTACAGCATTTGAGGTAAGACGCTCTATCGTCGGGAAGAATGGTAATCGATTCTCTGACGATATGATTACTGTTACAGGCAATGCTGCAAATGCTATCGCTTATCGTAATGCGGTATTCTCTGTTATTCCGAAGGCGATTGTAGATAAGGTATATCAGGCTGCACAGCGGTGCATTACAGGCGACCTCTCTGACGAAGAAAAAGTAATTTCGCGCAGAAAGAAGTGTATCGACTTCTTTAAGGATGAGTATGGTATCAACGAGCAGGAGGTTGTTATGCTATGTGGCAAGCAGACGGTAAACCAGATTAAGGCAGATCAAATTGCCCTGCTTCTTGGTATCACTCAGTCGTTAAAAGATGGCGATACAACGGTCGACGAACTGATGAAGCCGTACCGTAAGGAAGAAAACAAGAAGACTGTTGCTGCTATGGCTGCTGACGCTGCGAAGGCTGATGCCGCAAAGAAGGAGGACAAGAAATGATTACCGACAATGTAGAACAGCGCAGCTTAGAATGGCACAGGATGCGATGTGGCTGCATAACTGGTTCTAAGGTTGCCGACATAATGAAGTCTGGTCGCAAGAAAGATGAGGTTTTTTCCGAAACGGCAAAAGCGTATCTCTTCCAGGTTGCAGGCGAACGTATGTTTAATCCTGCATTCTTGAATGATGATGATATTTTTCAAGACTACATCGACCAAGTTTCTGTCAACACTAAGGCTATGCAGTGGGGAGCCGACCAGGAGGATGCAGCTAAGGCTCTCTATATGCAGATGAACTTCCCTGAAGGAGAGATGGCGGAGCTGTCGTCTTGTAAGCACGACACAATACCTTACTTCGCAGCTTCTCCCGACGGTGCAATATATGGTCGTGATGGCGTAGATATTAAGATTATCGAGGTCAAGTGCCCAAATATCAACACATATATGAAGTACCGAACTCTCATCCATGATGCCGCATCGCTCAAGGAAACCGAACCGAAGTACTACTGGCAGATGATGGCTGAGATGAGTTGTACTGGCGCTAAAGGCGGAGTCTTCATCGTGTATTGCCCTTGGCTGACGAAGCCTATTCACTGGGCTGAGATTGAAAGAGTTGAGTCTGATATCGAACTCATGGAACAGAGGGTAATCCTCGCAAACGATTTTATTAACAAAATTATAGACAGTTAAATGGAGCTACAAGGAAAAATTATTGCGGTTCTGCCTGAAAGAAGCGGTATTTCGGCAAGAGGCGAGTGGAAATGTCAGACTTATGTAATAGAAACACAAGAGCAATACCCTAAGAAGATGGCTTTTGATGTTTTTGGAGCTGATAGAATTGTCAATTTTGGCATTCAGGTCGGCATGGTTGTCGATGTTAGCTTTGATATTGATGCGCATGAATATCAAGGTAGATATTTTAACCAGATCCGTGCTTGGGATGTTAAGAATGTGGCGCAGCAAAATCCTGCGCAGGGTGTGAATTATACGGCTCAGGCTGGAGCACAAGCAGCGCAAGCAGCTATGGCCGGAGCACCAAACCCGATGAATCCAAACAATCCGTTTCCGCCAGCACAACAGCCAGGAGCACCGGCAGGAAAAGCAGACTCTTTGCCATTCTGATCTGGACGATAAGGTGAAACTTATACAAAAAGCATTTAATGCTGTAATAGTATGATGTACAACACAAGCAACCCTCTTGAGGCACAGAACTTGAGGCTTCGTGTCGACAAGCTGATAGAACACGGAGAGATGGTAGAACTGATAAGCAAGAAGCCACGGTCACTCAAGGCCAATGCTTATCTTCATACCATCCTCTCATACTTCGGCTTGCAGACTGGTAACACGCTCGAAGAAGTCAAAAGTTACTACTTCAAGAGGGTTGTCAATAGCGATCTGTTTGTGAGGCACAAACACGATGATATTCTTGGTGATGACAGAATATATCTTCTGTCTACCACAAAGCTGACACAGGAAGAACTTTCGCTTGCCATAGACCGTTTCCGAAACTGGTCTGCCGACAAGGCTGGTATCTACATTCCGTCATCAGAAGAATATATCGCACTTCTTCACATACAGCACGACATTGACAATGCTAAAAATTATCTCTAAGCAAATGATATTACCCAAAAAGATAAGAAATAAGTCTGACGAGTTGTTCCCCGACAACCATGAGGCTCATAAGGCATTTCTGATGGGAGCCGCAATGGCACTTGGATACGACATGTCCGACTTTCAGAGCGACGAACAGCCCTGCTGTGATGATTATCCCTGCAAGGAAGCTCTCGAAGCATGGCTTGCATACAAGAAAGAAAAACGTCAGACTTACAAGCCACGTGGGTTAGAAGCTCTTAAAAAGAAACTTCTACAGTTGTCAAACGGAAATCCTGAATACGCAAAGGTTATCGTTGAGTATTCTATGGGCAACAACTACACTGGGTTGTTCGCTCCTAAAAACAATGGTGTAAACAGCTATGAACAACAGCAACGAACTTTCAACAAGATTAATTCAATCCTTGCCGACTGAATATAGTCAAGCGGTATCAAAATATGGTGAACAATATGCGCTATTCTTGGAGAAATATCCTACTCTGCAAAATCGCACGGACACTATAACTTCCATATACGATTCTGTCGATAGAGGCGGTATGTCCTTTGTTGAAGTTGACAAATACTTCAAAGATGGTGCAAGCGAGTTCTGGATTAAGGTAATGCTCATTGATTTGTTTATGGTTGTTGGAGCTATCGACTCAACTACCTCTTACCAGTTCAAGGCTATGGCGCAGCGCATCAGACAAGAATACTATCACCTTACTCCAAGCGAGCTTACCAGATTCTTCTACGAGTTCTCTGTTGGCGAGTATGGTGAAATCTATGTCGGCAAGACCGTGAATCCTCAGAGACTTTTTATAGCTCTCGAAAAGTATATGTGCAAGGTATACGAAAAGAGAGCCGAAATTGACGGACAGAGAAACCGCGACAAGCAGAAGATAGAGGATGAGAAGGCTAAGATGAACGCTATATCCTACGAAGAGTATTGCTTGAGGAAAGGTGTTGATCCGAAAGAATCCCCTCTTGAAGAACTGAAACAAAAACTTGAAAAAGAATCAAAACGAGACCAAAATGGCAGACGTAAGTAAAATGGCAGAGGAATGGCTCAGTGAGCACCCTGATGCGACAAAGAAAGAAATATGGATGGCTGGTTTTTGGAAATCAACTGATAACTGGTGCAACCAAACCAAGTAAATTTTAGAATTATGACACAGAAAGAACGTATTGAGAACGCTACCACAAAGCAGGCGATAGTGTTCATCGGAGTTTATTCTTGGGTTATCGTCAGGAACCTGGGAAGAGCAATCAATAAGGCAGTATACCGACTTCCCTGGCTCTTCATAACACTAACGGTTATCATTTCCTTTATCGTTAGCTTTATCCTTATCTCCAAGGCACGTGCCGAACGTGACAGATACGATAAGGATATGGAGCATATATCTCAACAACTCGACAGCTACAAGGCTGTTTACGATAAGTAATTTAATCACGCAGAAATGAGAAAATACAAACATACAATTTTTGGGGTGTTCTTTGTCGAAAGGGAGGTCTGATATGCAGTGGAAACCAAACAGATCAAAACCATTAATAGCAGGTATCCCTCTGAAAAGACCATCTCAGGAACAGGTCAACAAGGCTTACATGCTTTTCTACTCCATGATAGGAGGTTTCGCCTCTGTGGTCCAGACACAGATTACTGATGTATACAACTATGCGCGACAGGACAAAAAACTATTCCGCATGGAGGCAAAAAAGCGGCTTACGGAGGCGAAACGATGTTCTGACGAACTTGTTGAATCTTTCATGTTCTACATGGGCAAGATTGGTATGCAGCAGATATGGCTCGACCTCACAGATGCTATCGAGGAGGATATTAGGATCGATATACAGAAATGCTTTTATGCTCTCGATAACCAGTTCTTGAAGTTCGGTATTAAGCAGCATAAACTCTACACCCTCATTCTCATGGCCGAGATTTTATCAAGAATGCTTTGTAAGTCTGTGGATGAGTTCTCGTCTGTTATGCAGAAGAACTACGGTATGACAGCATTTACCGTTGGCAGCCGGTTCACTATGCCGGTCAAGGGTGTTTATGCCAGGATACGCAACGTGATGGAACTTCTTTATCCTGTTTCCATAGACAACAATGTGTTTTCGGAATGCAAAGACAAGTTTAATCTTGGCTTCGAGATTATCGGTCTTAAAATCCTTGATTGCCATCGTGCTGACGAAGCCTTATCCAAGGCATGCAAACTTAACGGAGTTAATATAACACCAGACGGGTCTGAAAAGAAAAATCCGATCGTCAACACCGGCACACCTTGGAATGAAGCTCAGATAAGGGCGCTTACTATAGGGTTCCCGGATTCTCCTACAAAAGAAGTCGCACATATTGTAGGCCGCAGCGTTTATGAGGTAAACAAGAAAGCCAAGGAGCTTGGATTGAAAAAATCTCCTAAATACCTCAAAGCAATAAGAACAGCAAACCTTAAAAAGAAAACAAGATGAAAAAGATTCCAAAGTTATACACAAAGAATAATAAAGGTCGCTACGAGGAATACAAGATTCCAGAATGTGACACGTCTGATACATTTTATCAGAAGATAAATGGAAGGTACGAACCCGCATGTATGCTCTTGCATGACTCTCTACCAGAGGGCGTGTGGGTAATCACTCGACATCGTTCTTCTACAGAGTATATCAGCGGAGCATACCTTCGTGAGCGCTTCCGTCTTGATAAGGTCTCTGATATTGAGCGTTTTCCTCTTTCCAAGATGGGACATGTAAACAAGGTGTCTGACCGCATCATGAGTGAATTAAAACTAAGTAATACCGATTCTAAGCCTATGACCAATCGCGAACTTGTTGATGCAGTTGTTGGGCTTGTATACAAGATTAACGAGGAGGATAGCTTATGATGTCAGAAAAGCAATATCAAGTAGCACGAAAGGGTATTGTCGAGCAAATTAAGTTAGCTCAGAAGTTACACTGCGTCAACCTTGAGAAGAAGCACAGAGCCGCGTTAAAGAAGTTGGAGATGCGTTTCTTAAAGCCCGACGCAACAGGTTGTTTTGATCGGGGAGCAAGGGTATCGAGTAGTCGTTACCATCTTTAAATTATCGAGCTTATGGAGAGAAAGATTGGAGAAACCTTTGAGTACCAAGGTAAGACTTATAAGGTAGCAGAATTTGACGATTGTAGAAATTGCGCATTTATACATATTAATTGTTCTTCTTTAAGGTCTATTACAGGTAATTGTATGGACTTTTTGAGGAATGATGGCGCTAATGTTAAATTTGAAGAAGTTAAAGACATGAAAATCAAAGATAACCAACTTACTATAAATATCCCTGATGGGATGGAGATAGACTTACAGAATAGCAACTTTGATGCTGGCGTTATCAAGTTCAAGAAGAAAGAATTAACCTATGAAGATATAGAGGCTTCTTTAAGACTCAACGAAAATATGACAGGTATAGACGTTTCTGACGAAAACGTAAATAGACTTTATGCTATTAATCGACTTATGTGTATAGCTAAGTTTTACAATGGAGATTGGAAGCCTAATTGGAGTAGTGTAGAATCTAAATATTGTATTCTATATAGTAATCGTGCCCAATGCTATATAACAGATTATCGTACTTGTTTTGCTGCCGATACGGTATATTTCAAACGCGAAAAAGATGCTCAGGCTGTCATAGACAACCCTAACTTCCGAGAAATCTTGGATGCAATTTACAAAGACTAAACAATACGATTATGGAAAAAGAAATTAACATAGCGGAAATCCTGAAAGATAAACCGCAAGGTACTAAATTATATGATTGGCTGTATAATGTAGATGTAGAGTTAGATACAATCAGCACTACAGATACAGAAACAGTAGTTTGGTGTACAAATAAGACCGATAATAATACTACTTGCCATCGTGGTTATTCCGAATTTGGTACAGTAAGAGGATGTCCTGATGGTTTACAGATCCTTCTTCCTTCAAAATCAATGCGAGATTGGTATAAGCTCGCCTGGAAGATAGGTGATTTACTTACCAATGAATGTGGATTTCAGTGCATTTTCAAAGAATGGGCATCTGATGATTACACGAAGTTCAATGGATGTTATTCTAATAGTAGGGATGGTTATGAAGATGTATCAAATGCTGAAACCGCTAAGTTTGAGAAGTTAGATGATAATATTGCACATGATTATATCAAAGAAATTGAAAGAAAATTAGGTGGTAAGCTTAACCTTGAGACTTTGGAAGTTGAAAAGCAGCCAGGGTTCAAGGATGGTGGTATATGGAAAATCAGTTGCAATATGTCGAAAGATTTATAAGAATACCCTTTATTTCTATGTTTCTATAGATGAAACGTTTGGATTATTGTTTGACGATAATCGTGTATCGGCTGAAGGGTATAGATTTGCCACAGAAGAAGAGATGCAGCAGCTATTTGAAGCTTTAGAAAAGGAAAATAAAGCTTGGGATAACAAGAAGAAAGCCATTGTGGATTTGAAGCCGAAGTGCGAGTTTAAGCCATTCGACAGATGTATTTGGAAGATACGGAATTGTGAAGGCTCTATATGGCAAGCAAGTTTCGTTTCTTATGTTGATGAGTATGGTGCTACTCCAATGGGTATGTCTATAGATGAAGATTTGGTTAACTTAATTATCCTTCCTTATAATGAGGAGACGGCTAAATTGATTGGTACGACTGATGATTGGAAAGGAGGCAAGCAATGATGTATCGTGATAAATATGGTTATTACCTTTATCAAAGGTTGCCATTAATACGACTTCTCCAAAGGAGTATGGGCAGAAACTTTTAAATAGAAAGAGAGGAAAAAAATGAAAGAGCTTAAAGTTGGAGAAAGAATAATTTTGGAGGTGGTTGAAGCAACAAGTTTTTCTTGTCAAGGCTGCTTCTTCGAAAATGAGGGGTATGCTTGCCCCCCAGACTACTGCTATAACCGCTTAGACGGCAAGAATGTAATGTTTAAAGAAGTTAAGGAGTAAAGCGTATGAAACAGAAGTTGAAAATGATATGGCGAATCCTCCGTGACAGACAGGTTGTAGTAATAACCGAAAGTTACGGAAGACTATATTGTAATTGGGATGCAAGAAGTCTTGAAGATGTTTGCCAAATGTGTTGTTAGACATTTGATAAAGCTAAAGAAATGTTGAATAAAAAGTAAAGAGATATGTTATACGAAGCAAAACAGGGAAGTAAGGCTTACGAATACATTAAGAGTATTCTCGATGCTGAATTTGAAGAGCATCAAGCATACATGAAACGAGTAGAAGAAGCCGTAGGTTTCAAATTTGAAAAATATCAGGGCTATCAGCCTAACAGAACTATCGAAAGAGTGTACGAGATTACCGCTATTTGGGTACCATCTGAGCGTTATGATACAATAGATAAGAAGGTGTGGAAGAAGGTAGACGGTGCAAAATTGGAGGACGGTTACTATGTAGCTATTTCGCCTAATAAGCGATATAAGCAAGGAAAGGCAATAGCAGCAGTACTTACATCATATAAATACTTTACTCATCATTTCAAGATATTAAATGAGCTGAATATCGAAGTTCCGCATGTCAGCCGATTCTCCATCACCCAGCTTTTACGTCATAAAGACCGCATTTTCGTTTACTTTGACGATAGCATTAGAGCCGAGAAGCACAACTCTGATTTCAAGGAAATCACGATAGGTGAGTATGAGGATTTAATTAATGGTAAAGATTAAAGCGTATGACACAGAAAGAAATTGTAAAAGTAAATCTAATTTCTGTAGATGTAAGAGCTTTTGCACACGAAATGATAAATCTTCTTAGCCAAGGCTTTGGCGAAGCAGAAATTTGTTTAGGTGATAGTAATATCCCTTTGGGTGGATATGATATTAAAACCGTAAAGGATGGGCTTACTTCTGAAACGAAGATAATATTAAAAAGTAAAGCGTATGGATAAGTTAGAATACATTCCAGGAGATTTGGTAATGACAAACGGTGTACCTTTAGGTACTGCAAAAGATGTTGTTTATCGAGTAACATCATCAGACTCATCAAAGACTTTGAAGTTGGACGATGGAACGGTTCTGAAAGGTGTTGTCTGCTTAGAGAACATCGAAGGCGCGGAATTTGGAGACAAAGGTTATCTCTTCGGAGATTGCTGTTCATGGGTTAAGGATATTATTCCTATTCCTCTTGTTCCTGCTATTCTCGAAAAGAATGTGTGGGAGAAGGAAAAGTACGGGCTTTCGTATTACAAAAAAGAGAGTCAAACTCTTGAATTTAGATTAATAGGTAAAACTTATGGTTGGACACTGCGTTGCGGTAATAAAGATTTGATAGAAAAGGTTGAGTTTATTCATCAATTACAGCACATTCTTTTTGGCTTGAACATTAATAATGAAATGGATGTGTAGGTATGGCATGGGTAGCAGTTAATAGGTATGGTGACGAATACGTCTATGAAGCAATGCCAGAACGATTTTATTGTGTATGGGCGCCAACATTTTGTGAATACGAAAATAGAGCGTACGACTACGTAGAACTTCCCAAAGGCAGCATCAAAAAGCTCATCGGAAGAGAATTAAGCTGGGATGATGAGCCAGTAGAACTTAAAGAAGAATAGCGTATGTATAGACCGATTACAATGTATCAGATTGTTTGTGATAGATGCGGAGAAGTATTTGGTGGTACAGATACTTGCTCTGCACTATTCAGTAACAAAGGAGTTGATATTGGTGATTACTCTGATTGGGAAATGATAGATGGTAAACACTATTGTCCCGATTGTTATGAAGTAGAGGTCATTGATGGAGTGTATAACGTTAAAGCAAAGGAGAAATTGGTATGGAAGTATTAAAAGATATAAGTCAGTTAACAAAAGGTTGCGGAGTGACATTTATTAAAAATGATGAATTCCACTTCTACGAGTACCTTATGGTACACCCTAATCGTGAAACCTATTATCTTTTCATAGATAACTGGACGCAAGACGTTGTACGAATACACGTCAGCGAACTCTTAAATGGAGATTACTATATAGGTAAATATGATTCTGTTTTCGTTAATGAAAAGATGATAGAATATTATAAACGTATGATTCACTGTCACGAGAATAGAATTAAAGAGAAGAAAAATTAAAGGAAAGTTATGAGAGAAATTAAATTTAAGGCAAAACGTTTAGATGATAATTCTTGGGTGTTTGGCTACTTCTACGAGGAGAATGGTAATACATACATCATTGAGAATCGCCAGAAAGAAAGCAAGTTAAACAGAAATCTCACTTATCAGGTTGACCCTTCTACCATATGCCAGTTTACAGGCTTCCTCGACAAGAGCGGTAGGGAGATTTATGAGGGCGATATTCTTCGCTCGGACGAATATCCCTTCAGTTGCATGGAGGATGATGCGCGTGATAATTACTTCGGCATTATAGAGTGGAGTAATGAAGAGGCGATGTTTCTGCTCACCTGTGTCAAAAACCCGAAATCCGCTGTGCGTGGCATTTCTGACGGCATCTCTGACGAAATCACGCAACAGAAACTTGAGGACTGTGAGTTGGTCGGCTGCATCCACGACCCAGAATGGCAGGAGAAGTTGAACCTCAAAGACGAGTAGCTTATGAAAATAGAAAATATCAAGTTCAAGGCCAAACGTCTTGACAATGGAGAATGGGTAAAAGGAGATTTGGTACATAGCACAAGTTATGTTGGCATAAGTTACCCAAGTGACGAGTTTTCTGATGTACCAATAGTGCACAGAGTTGACCCTGAAACCGTCTGTCAATTCACAGGACTGAAAGATTACGAGAATCAAGACATCTACGAGGGAGACATTCTCGCAGAAAAAAGATATCCTGAATTTGAAGTGGGGTATATTAATTGCACATTTGCTGCTGCTGATGTGGGAGATGATAAATTTATTTTTAATCTTACTGCATTAAGTGAAGTTTGCACGGTTTGTGGCAACAAGTTTGATAGAAAGGAAGGTGAGAAATGAAGAAGTATGAGTATATGGTAACTTCAATAGTTATCAAGAAAGCTGATGAGATAACCAAGGTTCTATCTGATAAATTTAATCAATACGGCTATGATGGTTGGGAATTAGTACAATATAACCTAATACCACCATCTGCATTGGTAACAGCATCTACGATACCTTGTTGCGGTTCAATCTATATACTTGCGACATTCAAGAAAAGGTTAGAGAAATAGCATATGAAGAAGGAAATATTTGACTTCTCAGAGGCTTTAAAGCGTATGAGAAAAGGAAAGCTCGTAAAGCGTGAAAATGGGCTTTATCCGTTTGGTATTGACGAGGAAGGAATATTCTATCATTATGGGCCTCATATATTCAAGGAAGAAAGAATGCTCTCAGAGGATATACTTGCAACAGACTGGGAGGAGGTGTAAAAGATGAAGAAGAAAATATTGACCCTTACCGTCAGTAAGCAATGGTTTGATAAGATTGTGGCTTGCGAAAAGACAGAGGAGTATCGGGAGATTAAACCTTATTGGATTAAACGTCTGACCACTAACTGCGAAGTAGCTTATGATGTGGCGGCAGAAACATATTGCGGAAAGGTGCTTTATCGCCCTTACACACACGTCCTCTTTATCAACGGCTACCGAAAAGATAGCCCGCGTATCGAGAAGAGGATTGTGAGTATCACCATCGGCAAGCCTAAGAAAGGCTTATGCCCTGGCGAATGGCTTGATACTGAGTTCTTTATCATAAAATTCGAGTAGTGTATGACAAATAAAGAATTTTTTAATGCGAATTGCGGAGAGCCTGTTCTTTATAAAGGTAAGGACATTGGCGCATACGTGGCAGGGTATATTGAAGAAAAGTATATCATCTTAGGTTTTGATGATTATACAGGCTGCATTCAGTCCTTCACACCTAAGGTGAATAAAACGCTTGGTGGAATATATAACTCATACCGATTCGCAAAGTTGAAGTATTTGGAAGTGATAAAACATCGGTAATATGGAAAAAGAAGAAAAATGTTGCGGCAACTGCCTTTGGATGGGATGCGAAGACATCTTAGGCAATGGATGGTGGTTCAAAAAAGATTGCGAAACATCTTGTGATAAGGTTTGCAAGAAACATGAATTTTAAACTTTAAATATTAAAATGGAAAATAAGAATTTAACTTTAGACGAGTATCAGCAGTTAGCTCTAGAGACTGCTATTTATCCCAACCCGATCATTTATCCTACATTGGGATTGACAGGTGAAGCTGGTGAAGTTTCCGATAAGGTTAAGAAAGTGTTGCGTGATAACGATTCTGTTTTTACAGAAGAAAAAAAGTTAGAAATTGCCAAAGAGATTGGTGATGTACTATGGTATTGCGCAACACTTTCTCACGATATTGGATTCAAACTTAGTGATATAGGAAAAATGAACTACGACAAACTTCACTCTCGCCAGTTAAGAGGAAAGTTGCATGGTAGCGGTGATAACCGTTAGTTTATGGTATGGCACTCTAAAGTAAAAGGTCTTACAGAGAAAGTAATTGAGTTATATCCAACGATGTCTTCAAGGGAAATAGCAGAGGTTACAGGATTTGCCAAGACTACTATAATTCGGTGTGCTGCAAGGAATCATCTTAGGCACACCGAAGAAACACAGAAAAGAATAGATGAATACGTAAGACAACGGAGGTCTTCTGGTAGAAAATCATACGACTATTCTAAATTGAGCAAGAAGATTACTCATACAAGAAAGATGGAATCATGGCGTGTAAGAAGTGGTCTAAAACAAAATACAAAATATAAAGTTCGTATCACTCCAAAGCGCATACAAAATGCAATATATCATCTTAGGCAAAAGTATGGTTATTTCTATGAAACAGTTGACAAAACTGTATTATATTACGATTCGCAAACAAGACGTGTGAAAAACGAGAATTACTATACTGAAAAGTATGGAATCTCTTTTATTCAGGCTGACGAATAACTTCTGTGCTGATCATGTTATATGTTCAAGGGGTGGCTACGCATCACGTGTGGTCACCCCTTTTTGTTTGTAAATCAACTAATAACCAATAAAAACATCAGAAAAAACTAAGAACGTTTAATGTAGCTTTAATTTCCAGTAAATCCAACCTAAAAACGCGAGAACGCCTATAAAAAGACAAGCTGATGCAATCTTACCTATATTCAAGAAAACTCTGTCTGTCTTTGATAGTTGTTTCTCGACATATACTTTATCTTTCGATATTTTACTTATAACTGAGATTAAGGAGTCGCACTTGCTATGATACATCGTCGTACTATCCTTGTATTCTTTAAGGCTCGAAATACTATCTCTCAGTATCTGTACATCTTCCTGTGATAGCTCGTGATATTCGTAGTGAAATCTGTCTTCGCCGACCTTGTTTCCGTTCACATCGTACTTCGAAGCCGTGCTGTCCCTTATATGCGTCTTCTCTTTCGTGGTGGATTTAACGGATTCTTTATGCGATGCTTTATAAGATTCCAACTCCTTAATAATCCTTGCGTTAAAGAGCGAATCCCACTTAGCTTCATTGCGATCGTCAGTGATATACGTCTGTTTTTCTATCACACGCTCTTTCGCCTTACATCTACAGAACGTTGAAAGAATCAGCATTGCTACTGCAATGACAATTACAACCCTTGTTATCTTATCAACCAGTTTCATAAGCTACTGAATTACAATCGTTACTTTTTCCTTTTTATCCCAAGCAGTCTTCATGGTCTGAATGAGCTTGCTTGTCCAGAATCGAGAATCGCTAACCCATCCTTTCTTATCGTTTTTACCGATAAGAATACACCCCTCTGTGTCTTTTGCAGAGTTACCGCTATGTATGCGTATTCCTTCAAATCCTTTGACGTTCAGAAGAAATGGCAGCATCTTCTTGAACCGGTTAGAGTAGGTATATACACATTCATAGCTGCCACTTGGTATTGCAGTCTGCCCATATACCTTTTTGTTCTTGATTTCGTTCAAGTCCATTTCTTGATTCAACCCTCTGTCTGTATCTTCAAGAGTGTTGCATCCGAACAAATTACCATTCACGTACAGACGACTGATAGTATAGCTGTCCTTTTTCCAGGCCCTATCAATTAGTACTTCCATTCTCGTTTTCCTCCTCTTTTTTATCAAACTCCTGACTCAATCTCTCCAATATCGGCTTCCAATAGCTCGGCAATGCCTTCGCGAACTCAAACCTCAGAATGTAATAAATAACCCTGAATGAGATATTCTTAGGGTATGCCTTAATGAGATTTTTAAACGCATTGCATATATACACATAGCAGAATATATACGTGAGCATCTTGATTACAAACAAAGCCTTACTTCCGTCATTGCAACCGACCATGATGCCGTATATGACGTAATCAATGGTCAGGTATAGCAACATTTCCAAAATGGCGTTTACGAACTTCGATGCAGAAAAGTTCTTGCACCGCACAACACTTACGCCATCGGCCCTCATTCCGCAGAAGATATTAAAGCCGAAAGCAATTACCAGCGCCAACACGAAACCTTCAGTCGGCGTTGCAAAGGCGAGTATAGCAGAGAATATTGTCACCGCTATCTGCCGGATTTGGGAAGAATCTAACAAACCTATCATAATCGTTATCCTGAATAATTTTTAATAAAAAAATATAAGTTTCGGTCTTTTCTGCAAATATAGCAATAAAATCCCGAAACTCAATCAGATAACGATCAAAAAGTCAAACTTTTAGGTCATAAAATGGCAATTCTCCGTTAGCGAGAAACGAAATACACTCATCGAAGATTTTTCTCTCGTAGTCCATAGTGCCTATTTTAGGGAACCACTTCCTTATCTTTTCGTCATTTCTGTTAACCATCTCTCCCCATAGCACACACCAGTCTGCTATATTGATTTTGTCGTTTTTCACTTCGTGCCAATAGTCTTTTGCTACGTCTTTCGTGTGCAGCTGACCTATAAGACACAGGTGCATATCGGCCATTTCTTCGTCATAGTTACAACCAGACACCTCTCCTTGTATCTGCTTCATCATCTCAAGCATGGCGCTGTTATTCATACCTATCTCGCAACTCTCTATCATGATTTGCAGGCAAGCCTTCAACTCTTGCATGTCTTCGCAAGACACGACATTCTCAAAAACCTTTTTCATTATCTGTTTTTTAAAATGTTTATTTCATAAAATACTCTCTGATATCATACACGCCGTCCTTGTCTTTTAGCAAGTCGACGGCAAGGCTATATGCGTACACCAAAAGATGATCATCATCAATGTCACTCAAACTGTCCTTGCCGAGAATCTTTGCTACGGTTTCTCCATGATCGCTCACCACTTGATTCATGGCCACGTACAAGGCATAGTCGTTATAGCAAGGGCTGTCTTCTGTGTGTAGATTGTGCTTTTTCATTTCGCTGGACCATACTTGCATATCCCAAGTAGCCTTTGGATCCATTTTCTGAATGATGGACAAAGCTTCCTTTTTCGTAAGGTAGTTCTTCCACTTGATGGCACATAGTTTCTCGATATACTCTTGTGCCAGTTCGGGATGTCTGTCCGCCATATCCTTCATCATGCAGCGCATGGTATCACCAAACACGCGCATGTATTTCACGTTTGCCGACGTAGCCATTATTCCATATAGCTCATCAAAGTTTTTCATCAATTCTTCCATATCCGTATTATTCAGTTAATAAATTTTTTAATTCAGCAAAATCGCTCTCTCCAAAACTAATACTCTTCTTGCTCCCGAAAAGAAGTGTCGTGAAGATATTGTCGGGTAGGTCGATATACAGAGTTCCGCCATCAATCCTACCGCTTATGAATCCAATCTCAAAGCTATAGTTGTCAATGGTTTTTAGCATCTGCATGGCATCGTCAAAGATGGTATCTACATTAATATCACCATTCTCGTCACCGATAAACAATGCTGCATTATCAATAGTTTTACCTAACTTCTCCTTGTTGATGGATATGATATTGTGCGCCGCACGTTTCATGTAGACGGAAGGAATTGCCAACATTGGGTTTCCTTTTATCATATCGTCAATTCTTGCGTCTGCCCACAGGTCTACCGATGTATGCATCTTCTCTTTAAGTTCCGTTATGTTCATTTCTTAACTCCTCCTTTCTTTGTTTTGTTGTACCATACGAGGTATTCTTGCCAAGTCTTATCACTATGGTTAGTCATATAATCGTTGAGCATGGCAGATTTCTGCTCCTCTGCCTGCGCTACTTCTTTTCTCAGTCTTTGCATCAAAGATAGATGTTTCTTCAATGCCTCCTGTCCTTGCTGAGTGCTTTCAATACGAGGGCGTATGATACGCAACTCCTCATCTTGCACTAACTTAGACACATATTGCAAGCTATTAACGTACTCCTGGTTTTGCATCAAGTACTGCCTTTGCGCTCCTGTAAGATTATCCTCAATCTTATCAATTTCATCCCATAAAGGGGTGGAAGACTGCTGCGCTTGCATATTGATAGATGCTCGCTTCTGCTGTATTGCCTCATACATCTTCTGTAGCTCTGCATCCAACACCTGAGGCTGCTGTTGCTGACCTGTGCCCATATCCAATAATGGACTGTTACTGAAATTCATCATAATAAATCTCTTTTAAAGTTGGTGATATATTACAGAGAGGTGAGAGGGCATCCACCAACGAGGGCAAACACCCCTCACCAACTCATTTTTTCTTAGTCCTTTTTACAGACTTCCTTGCTGCTCTGTTACGCTCCTGTAGTGGGAGTGGAGGGAGTGGAGGAAGTGGCGCAGTTACAGCCGTAGCTGCCGTAACCAGAAACTACTGGCGTAGATGGGAGTACCAACTGACCACGAAGACAGTTACATGTCTTCTCGTTCACGTAAGCCATCATCAGCTTCTCCTTGTAAGGAGTGAGGGCTTCCATCACGGCCACCTTCTTGTCAAGGTCGCAATACTTTGCTTGCAACGCATCGTACTGGTCTCTCTGATTCTTGTACAGACCGAAGTCCGCATCAATCTGAGACTTGTACAGACCGAACTCAGCTTGCATTGCACGGCGGTTCTCAGCGTTGATAGCATCTGTAGCACCCTTGTACATAGAGAACTTCTCTGCGATGTCAGTTTCACGCATAGCGTAGAACTTGTTATCAGTGTCGAGCTTCAAACCGAACATATCGGTAAGCAGCTTCACCTCATCAGCGCATTCCTTCTCCATTACCTGCAAGGCGGTTGGCTGGTTTGAGCTTGAGTTAGCTCCGTAAGTGTTGATGTTTACGTTCTCAGGCATATTGCTGCCGAGTGAACCAAACACGCTGCGGTTGTTACCGCCAAGCAACCAAGCACCAGCACCGAGTGCTGTTCCAATAATCACTAACTTTCGATAAGGTACGCAACCACCTTACCCGTTCTCTAATGAACTGCTGTATGTTACCATACAGATAAGACTATATCTTTATCTCTCTCACGAGATACTCTCCATTTCCACTCGCTTGAGTGTACTCCCTTTCGGGATAGTCGTTGAACCTTATTGTGCATATTTCCATTTGTAACCTTTGCATGTAATGTAATGCCTACCAGATGGAGATACATAACCTCTACATACCTTTATAATTTCGGAGTTTAATTTTGAATTACCTAAACTTTCTCCAGCTTCTAAAGCGGAATTAAACCTTTTCAAAACTTCTCCACTTGCAGCATCTATCTGCAAAACAGGCTTACTATTTGCTGTAGATATAGCATTTTTAGCTTTATTCGTATGCTTTTTGTTGAAAAAAGGATTTTTGCTTCCTTTTCTTTCTTTGGCACACTTACTAAGTATAGCTTTTTGCTTATCGGATAGATGTTTACCATACATAGGTGCTCTCTCTCCGATTCTATTCTTGGCTAACTCACTAAGGTAAGCCCTCATGTCTTCTGAATGCTTTTTTCCTTTAAAAGGATTGTTATGACTTTTGTAGTAATCTTTGAGGTGATTTATCATATTTTCTTTAGATTTTCCTTCTAATATATGACCCCTAACACCTTCTCCGCCTAAGGTCATATTATACCCATTTCTGTAAGAATCATACTTCTTTATGAAATACGATTCTTTTTCATTAAGAACGGGAATAGCATCCTCTTTAGAATCAAAATCATCCGAGAAAAGCACTTCGTACTTAAAATTATGTACTCCATATTTGCGTATAGCATTATCAAAGCGAGTGCCGCTGTAGTAACAGTTATTGAAAAAACATCTTCTTCTATGTTTCTCATCTGTTGTCTGACCTACATAGGACTTTCCCGATGGGGATTCGTACCTATAAATTATACCTTTTACCATACAGCAAAGTTACAAAAAATATTTCAAAGAACGCACAATCTTGGCTGCTGATTGTCCTGTTTTTCAAGGAGTTCCCAGCAATTAAGAGAGTTTATACTGAGCATTATTTTTGTTTACCCAGTGTCAAGCCAGCATTACCTGTTGCCTTAGAAGCATAATCATCGTGCTTCTTTCCCTCTTCGTAGATTTTCTTCTCTACTACTTTTGCATCTGTCATTTCCATAATACAATCTTTTGAAATCCTTAATATTAACTAACACTATTGTAACGTTACGATGCAAAGGTACAGCGAATTAATAAGAACAAATATAACTCTATCACACTTTCTTTTATTGGTTGATTATCAGTGTTTTAAGGTGATAGTAGGTAATATCATTTTGAGCTAATATAGGGGGAATAAAAATCTTTTCCAATCTTGCAAACATTGAAAAGGATTGAAAACAAAAAGAGAGGCAATCACTTACCTCTCTTTAGCTTATAAGAAATAATTAAAATACAAATACAGTCCAAATCCGAACCACATTGTCAATACCATAGTTGACATCGTTACCCAAGCCAGGAAGAACTTATCGACCTTCTCGTACTCATGCGTAATGTATAGGTATGCAATGAACGTGCAATTAATGACGACTATCATTGCTACTATAATCAAAGTCTGAAACACAAAATCCATAATACTCATACATACTCGCTTATCCGTGCTGCGTAGGGCTTAATACGTTAAGATTTTCTCTTACTCTTAATATAGTGAAGAATATCCCACTTCTTAAAATATCTCGTATGCCCTCGCTTCTTGCATTCTCCGTTAGGTATGTCGCCTCTCGCAACCATACGATTGAGTGTAGCATCAGAAACGTGCAGTTTCTCCTTGACTTCCTCTGTGCTCATCATCGGGTTGAGCATATCGGGGATGATATCACACAGTCTATCCATATCCTCATCGCTCATTCCACAAGCGGTAATTTTCTCACCATTTCTCTGTTGCTCGTCTGCCTTGAAGCAAGCATCGCTCAGCGACTTCAAAGCCGTGCCGAGCAACTTATAATTTAGTATATTTCCCATATTATGCACAGATTTTTCGTCCTAACTTGGTTTTGCTGATAAACATGTCACAGAATCCGTATATATAAAACATTGCCGTTACTATCATGACAGTGAAGCAGGAATCAATCATATCTTGAGTTGTGTACCAACTCCACTCTACAATATGGGCAGCGTTGATACCGAAGAAGTAGAAAAATGGTATTCTATATCTCCAACAAAGGAAAAAGAATCGGCTTGCTAATATCAAAACCATAGGTAAAATATAAACCATAAAATAGATGAATAAATAGCAGGGAAAATTCTCATTATTAGTTATGAACATTTCCCTTGGATGCTGACTAAAATCCCACATTCCATAAGCGTGTAAGCACATAATAATTATTGGAACGTACTTACAGAACCAGCGGAAGAACTTCAAGATTCTCCGTGAATATCTGTTACCATGTTTCATCAGCAAATCCATAACCTCGCTGACGTCTTTGTCTTGCAACCAACACAAAAGGTTGCTCTCGTCTTCTTTAGTCATAATTTTCGGTTTTAAGATTCAAAATAAGATGGTTGCAAAGTTACACTTTTGTGGCAATAATGCAAGAAATATGCCAAGTTGTTAGCGTTAAACTTTGCTAAACCATCATATTGTTACCAATGACGGCGCTTTGCTACCAATCTGTTACCCAGTAGGTCAAAAACACGTCCAAGAACCCTGCAACCTCTGCCATATACCACACAGGCTTATATCCTTCATCATCGTCCGAGCAGCTTACGAGTAGCAGATAGATAAGAGCTATTACAGCCGTTGGAACCCAGCATACCGACAGACACCAGCCCACGCATCCTGCCGCAGCCACAAGTGCGCCTCCTTTGTGAATAGGGTAGGCGTCAGCATCGAGATAGTTGGGTGCCGCACCAACAAACATCAGTCCTGCGCAACCTATGAAGGCGAGACACTGAATGCCCTTGCCTGTGTCGAGCGTACATATCATCATCAGTACCGCACACGTAACCATTACAGCGGTGAACACCCATCCATAGTTTCGTTTCGCCTTATCGCCAATTACCTCGCTACCTGTGCAGTTTTGTAGCTGATAATACACATCACTCACCATCGCAGGAACACCGAAGCGCATTGCTGCGAGGAGTAGAAATCCTCCAAGTAAGAGGAAAGAAATAACACTTAGTATATACATAATCTTTTCATTTTAATTAGTTAAACGCTCATCTCAAGCATCTTCGGGTAACCTGTCTTGTAGTCATAGACCTTCACATCTTCGATAGTCTTCAATTCTCCTACTGCCGCCTTGTGGCTTGCTGTAACGTTAAAACACTCTAAGGCGTACATCTCAAGCGCAGAGAGCAACTGGATGGCCTTGTCACAATCCACCACCAGTTTGATACCTTTAAGCCACAGTGTTGTTGTTTCCTGCCCTGCTGCCTTGGCAATGGTGGTGGAGTTCATCAAGCCTACACGTGTCGCCTTATCGAGCCACACCAGTATGCCATTCAGTATAAAGCCGTTAACCTTATCTGAGGTATCGTAGGTTGTTATCTCTGCTATTTTTTTCGTCTTAGCTTCTTCGAGTTTTAAGGCGTCCAGCTTTGCAGAAAATTGAGTAAATGCAGCCCTTACTTTGGCTTCATCGAACGTAGATTTCGGCAGAGTACATTCGTAGCACTCATAAGCATTCATCTCTTTATTAAACTCGGCATTGATGTGATATACCACCATGTCTCCGTACTCATACTTTTGTCTGTACTGACCTTCAGGAATAGAGGTCTTTATAAAATTTACTTTTTGCATAATATCAATTTTTATATAAAGAGATTAACAAGCGAAAACTGGAAGAACCATGTAACTGCCAGCCTTGTTGAAGAAGTTGCCTTCTTTACTATTGTAGATCCAAGCGTTCGTAGCGCTGTACTGCGAAGAAGTCCACCTGTATTTTTTCATTACGAAGTTGTAGTAGTCTGTCGCAACCGTCTCACCATACAGGGTTTCCAACACCTGTTTGATGATACCGATATTGGCTACGTGTGCGTATTCCTGACCAACCGACATGATAAATCCATGCAAATCCTCACCGCCAAGGTTAAATATCTGACCATAGGCATAATCAAAGGCTGGCACAGATAAGCTTCGCTCCTGAGCCTCCTGCCTGATAAGGAATGATGATGACTCTCCGTTGTAGTAATTCGCATCTTTTACATTATTACCATTTAGCGCAATAGAATTGAACTGCAAGTTCTGTGTACACCACTGTAAACCTATCAGTTTTGACACATTCTTTATATCGCTTGTAAGAATGCAGAAAGTGCCATGATTGATAGAAAGCGAAGCGTCTGCCACCTTGATAGCTACCGCATCATCAGCGTTTTTGCCTGCTGCTACCCAGTCCTCGATGTAGTATTCGTTTTTATTCGCATCAACGACAAAGATACCTGCCTTGAACTGATAAAACCTGTAATCGATAAGCCTTTGAGGAACATTTGCCGTATAGGTTCTCGAATTTTTATTAAAGCTGACATTGTAGCCATCTTGGTCGTTAACGACAACTGTGTACTCCTTCTTGTATGGAACGAACACTGTTACCTGGCCTTTTGTGTCCGTCTGATAAGTAGTATCTTTTCTGTCAACTGTCACAATAACAGGAATGCCCTCCCAAGCTGTGCCTACGTTCTCAACATACTTTGTAGCCGTAATGATTACCTTCTCCATGCTGTCCTCATTGTAAGGCAGATATTCCACATTGATATTGCGGCTACCCAGCACGGCAGTATATCCTTGAGGAGCGATAGGCTGCGCATTGCCGTACTCTGGGAACGTCACCTGATAATAGTTTCCTCGGGCAATGGTAAATGTAGCCTTGCCATCTGTGTTGGTAGTATAAGTCTGTGGTGTTTTGCCGTTATTCAAGAATACATTAATTTTGATACCAGCCACCTTGATAGAGTCAACCGAAGATGCGATAGCTACAGTCACCTCCTCATCAGTATTGATAACATCTACCGATTTAGTTTCTCCGTGCCTGTTTGTCACAGAGATGGTAGAGCCTTGCATGGTTATATTACAGGTCTCTGCGCCTGCTGTGGCATTCTCTGCTGCTTTGATAGCGGTATCAAAATCACTCTTGCGCTTGATTTCCGCATCTGCACGGGTTTTCTCAGCTTTCACTCTCTCACCTTCTGCGGCAGCTCTGTCTGCCTCTGCTTGCTTACGAGTTGCTTCTGCTTTGACACGACTATTTTCAGCATTAACCCTCGCAGCTTCTTCATCATCAAACTCTGCGCGATGGTCATCGAGGCGCTTGATAGCGGCAGACGTATCAGACTGACGTTTCTTTTCAGCCTTTACTCGTTCACCCTCAGCAGCCACACGGCCAGTCTCGGCATTCGCTCTGTCGCCCTCAGCACTCACTCTCTGTGCTTCTGCGTCTACTCGCTCTGTTTCTGCAACAGCACGGCTGCTTTCTGCATCGGTACGAGCCTTTTCTACTTTTACTCGTTCAGACTCAGCAGCTATACGCTTCGTTTCATTATCCTTTCGAGTAAGCTCGTTTGTCTGTCGCTCTATTTCGATTTCCGTGCGAGCCTGCTCTGCCTTTACACGCTCAGCTTCTGTCAACACACGGTCTCTTTCGGCTTTTGTCCTACTACCTTCAGCAGACACCCTTGCCTCCTCAGCAGACACACGTCCTTGTTCGGCAGTCCCCCTCAGAGTCTCGGCTTCCTTTCTCGCTTCCTCGTTCTCATTGAGAGTGTCGTTTGTTTCCTTGGAGGTTTTCAGAGCCTCGTTAGCCTTATCGATGAGGTCAGACAACTCCACGGTAGGAGGCAGGATAACCATAGCGGTATCCATCTCCACGCTGTTGTCGCCCTCATCGGTCTTACCAAACTCGGCATCGGCATCGGCATTGTTTGATACGATAGCAAACTGAGGGTATTCGTTGCTTCGCCAGTCGTTGCCAAAGATCTTGCCCTTCACCTCGATAGCATACGTGCCGAGGCTCATCTTATCACCCTCTACTTTTGCAAGGAGAACATTATCCTCCTTGACATCAATCTCAAACACAAGAGGGATGCGCTTGAATTGATTGCATACCTGCACCACTACATCGGTACAGGCTGGCAAGGGGAAAGCCTTCGCTTGCCCCTCCACCATCTTCATCACTGGTATCTTCAGTGTGAAGTCGTTACCTTTAACGATTTTCTTCATATAGCTATAAAATTAAATTGTTAATCGTACTTTTTCTGGATAACCTGCCGTAATATCATAGGCTATCAATGAGTCTATCGTCTGTAGCTCCACAACCTTGTCAAGATGGGTCTGCGTAACATTGTAGCAGTCTTTAGCATAGACTTCTATCTTACTGATGAGGTCTTGAGCTGTGTCAATAGGCAGGGTATAGCACTCGCCGTCGAGCCACAGGGTCGTTTCCGTTCTCCCCATTCGTCTCAGTCGCTCATTGCCCTGATATACCCTATCTCTTGTCTCGAAGTCGAGCCAGTGAGCCTCGTCGTTGAGATAAAACGTATTTACCTCTGCGCTCTTATCGTACTCCGTTATCTGCTCGATGCACTTGTTTCTCAGAGCCTCTGCCAGCTGTTCTTCAGTAGGCTCCGCATCGGTATTCATATCGAGCAGCACGCAGTCATACAGATACTCACCGTCTTCTGTCTTGCGTTCGTTCACAGCAAGACGCACCTCATTATTTTTCCATGTCGCAACCTTCGTTTCCAAAGGCGTAGCATACAGTTCCTTATATGTTATCATATTCGTTTAGTAATTATTGCTCATTATTCCTACGTCAAGATTACAGAAAGTGATTTCTGTCTGTATTGAATAGATTCTTCCGAACCACCCGAGTGTCGTGAACTTTGCGTTAAAGGAAGCTGTCTGTACATAGAAGGATGGCCTTGTCACGCTCTGTCCCTTCTTGATGGAAGGCACCAGCTTTGTGTTGTCGTAGACAGTGACATCCCCAGTGAGGAACACGCCATCCGCAAGATTTGTCAGCGCACCATTCTTCACCATTGTGCGGCTCGTAAACGTCCTTCCGTCGGCAGCACTCGCAAGGTCGTAGGTACTCAATCCGTTGGCCGAGTCGGCTACTATCTTTCCGTTCACTCTTGGTGCTGAGTAACGATACAGGGTTGTCTTTTTACCCGTCGCACCCTTAACGAAAAGAATGTAGTTGTTGTCCTTCGTTGCCGTGTACCACGACTTCGTTGTGTCAACCCACGGCAGGTCTACATTCTCTCCGAGCGGAGTCGTCAGTCCTGCATCCTCTGCTTTGATATATTGCTCAGAAGTTATCTTTGCGTCGGTCTTGCTGAGTGAGGCAATACCAGCAGGACCGAGGTCGTAGAGAAAGTTTCCGTTGTCGTCGTAGTACGACAGCACGGCCTGTCCCGAACTGTTCAGACCGAAGCGGATGTTTGCAGTTCCTGCCTTTCCGTAGATATTGATAAGGCCATCGGCTATCCTTACCATCTGTCCGTTGTGTCCTTGCGATGTAAGCATCTGCGCAAGTATCAGAGCCGCATTGATGGCTCCGTCTTTAAAGAGCGCGGCTGTCGTAGTCTGACCGGTAGAGAGCGTGTTCTCCACCTTGATTTTCTCGCCATACAGAGTTACTCCTCTCGACGTAATCTCAAGTCCTGCCGCCTTTGCTGTGGCTCTGTCGATGAGGTCGGTCTTCCGTTCTGTATAATCAGTAAGTTGTGCGCCTTCCTCCAGTTTCGGCTTTGTCACCCAAGCCTCAGTATCGCCTGGAACACGTATCAGCACCTTGTCTGGGATTACCTCTGCTCCCTCGCCAGTATAGTCCTCTATTCGCCAATGCACCCAGTACCGCTTAAAGGTCGAGGTGAGTGCGAGCTGTGTGTATCCGTCAGCCCTGCCGTCCGGATATACGTTTCCTTCGCAGGTTTCTGTAAATACGTTTGCATGAACGCTGTCTCCATAGAGATAAACGTTGATGTTCCCGCTGCCCTTGGCAACGAAGGAGAACACATAGTCCTGATTCTTTACTATTCTCGCCTGCTCAGAAAGGGTAGCCGTTGTTGGAAATTTATATTGCAAGGCTTCTGTGAACAGAGACTCTGCCGAGTTGTTTTTGTTGTACAATATACCGTAGCAGCCTTCGTATTTACCAAACAAAATCAGTCCGCTGGCAAACTGAAGATTGCTGTTGTCAGACGATCTGGTCAGTGCCATCGTGTCCTCCAAAAGGTTTCCTCCCACATAGTCATAATCGTTTTGCGATAGCGTCCAGCCGTTGTAAGTATCACCTTCTTCTACCATCGGACGGCAAATCCACGCATTAATCTGTCCTGCGATGACATTACATGCTTCCCAAAAGTTGAATGCAATATAATCGTATTCCGCATCTGTTGTATCTACAACCGTTGTAAACAATTCCCATTCATTGACCTTTTTAACAGTATGCCCATTTGGTGAAAGATACTTTGCTTGTCCTTTTCTTGTTGCATTTTCTTGCTTATCAGTATAGATAGCTTCAAGCCAGAACTCTCCGTTAATATCATTGGTCTTATAAAAGCATGACATTGTGTATTTTTTACCCTTTTCTATCTTGATGCTTCTTCCTCCTTGTGAGCCGTCCCAATATGCGCCCACATAATGCGGATTTCCTGCTTCTGTCGCGTCAATGACATGAATACAATTCGTACCTTGATAGCCCGAATTTATTTCGATTCTTGCGTCTTTGGATATAGTACAGTTATTATCCTCACGCAAAAACGCGCTACCCACGAGAAGGTTTCTTCTTCCAATAGACTTTTCACTCACCGAGAGTGAGATTTCTCTTGCCGCCTGCTTGATAGTAGATGTGTAAGCTTTGAGAACGGTAGGATTGCTTCCTTTGAGGTCGTTCTCCAATGCCTTAAATTGCGACTGATACTGCTTTGCCGTAACCTTTACACTACCCATATACTTCGACACGTTCACCGAGAATGGAACCTGTGTACTGTAGCTCTTCCCTCCGAGAGAGAATGCGATTGTGACAAATCCCTCGCTCACCGACACCTTGTCTCCGCTCGCAAGAGTGGTAGTGTTCACAGAATTGAGCTTCACCTTTATGTATCCTGTAGCCAAGCTTGCCGCAGCCGTACAGTTCTGCATATAGCTCACCCTTACGTCTGAGCACTCGTTAGTAACATTCTCGCCACCTCTCATCACCATTACTCGTCCTTCTGCCGTGGTGTCCGACACGATGCCGTTATCGTTAGTGTCGAGCACGATGGGCTGTACGATAAGTATGCTCACTCCGTCCTCTCCGTTAGTTCCGTCTGCTCCAGGAGTACCTTGCTCTCCTTTCTCGCCCTGCGGTCCTTGTGCACCCGTTTCGCCCTGCGCACCTGTTTCTCCTTTAGGTCCCTGCGCACCTGTTTCTCCTTTAGGTCCCTGTGGTCCTTCGTCACCTCTATCTCCCTTTTCGCCTTTGTCACCTTTGTCGCCTTTTTCTCCCGACAACACCTTCTGCCAGTCACTGCTTGCGTCAGAAGGCTCTTGACTTGTACCACTCTCATTGATACAAGTCCACAGGGCGTTGTTATGGTTCACTTGGTCGTAGTAGTCATAGTTTCCTGCCTTCCACTCACCTCTGTAGTTCACCATGTGCATGGTGTCGCCAGTCGAAGATACCCACTCAAAGATACTGCTATTAAGCCTTATCTTGTCAGGCGAAAGCTCAAATACCTCCTTACCATCATGTGTATATCTGTCTACACCCTTGAAGCCTACGATGCGAGGTGTGTTCTCGCCAGTACTCTCCAGTATCAGCACACCTTTTCTGCTGTAGTCATCTACAATTTGTCCTCCAACATAAACAGCTCTGTGTCCGTCAAGCACAATAGTGTCTCCTGCTTCAGGAATACCACCTATCTCTGCCGTTGCAAGCTCCTCAGTCATTGAGTCTAACGACAAAGAGTGCTTGCCGATTACTATCCATGAGAACATCTGTCCTCCATACAGCTCGTTGCCAAATTTGTCATATATCTTCTCGTTCACACTCGATACGCCGTGCTCAGGGATTGTTCGCCAGTAGCTCTTGTTGCTTGCGTTCGTGGTTCCAGTAGCCAGCGTTCCGATGGTCTTGCACCTCACTTGGTCTCCCTCTCTCCACAGGTTTTGTGTAGCCGTAGTTCCGTCATCCGCCAAGAGATAACAGAGCCAGCCTTTGCATTTATCTACAGAGGTCTCTATCCATTCACTGCTCTCGCTTTCCCATGTTACAGGCACAACCTTCACTATCTTGCTTCCTGCGCCCGAAAGATACACATTACCGCCTGCATACGACAGCTTCCTTACCTCCAGTTGGTTAAAGATAGCCTTTCCCCAGATGGTAAGATTGGTGACGAAAGCGTGATATTTCTCGTTTTCCTTCTTAACAGCGAAACCCTGCTCAGCCGCATTGTCGTAGTCGATGGACTGCAACGACTCCAAGATGGCCCGTCCGGCCTCGTCTATCAACGCTCCTCCCTTACCAAAGTAAGCACCTCCGTTCAGCTTTACTAAAGCCTCGCTCACCAGTCCTTTGATGAAGGTAATCACGCCTTGTGCGGTGTCATCCTTTAGCTTCGACAGAAAATGTTTTGAAGCTTCATTGATAGTCGAGTCGGTTATCTGTTTCGATGTCTCGCTACTTACCTTTCCATTTCCTGACTCAAGGGATGAAATCTGCTGCTTTATCTTAGCCATCGTTCCGACTTCTACATCGTTTCTCAGAGTTACTTCATAGGTTGGTATGCCTCCTTCGTTTTCTCTTATAACGAGCTGGTCGATGGTCACCTTGCCTCCTATGTGTAAGTCGTCATCGTCAAACTCCATGATATCGCCGGCCTTCAGCGTGTCGTGAAGGCTCTTGATGGTTCCGGTTTTATCTTCAGTCGCTTGGTCGTTTTGTCTGGCCATAAACACTTCGTCTACCTTTGGCTGGTACACATACCTTGTGTAGTCGTTCTTGTCTATGTAGGCAAGGGCGTATTTCAGAAGCTTTAGTGACGCTGCGTTCACATAAGAGTCGGGTAGGGTGATACCTGTCAGTACAAAGTGATCTCCTTTTCTGATAGGATAGTCTTTGTATGGGAACCACAACTCCAAGGCGTCGTCCTTTACTCTCTGTATGGTCAACCTCCATCTGCCGTTCTCTTTTACCGATGATGCTACCTTAAATGTTCTTCCTCCACACATGCCATCCTTCATGGCGATAGAGAAATCACTGTCCTTCAGGTCGTTGATATCGAAGTCGATAGACGGATTCAGGTAGATGTCAACATTGTTTACGGTTTGTCCGTCTTCAAACCTTCCGTTGTCACCTGGTGCAACGCCATCGTCAATCTCATCAACACGCACGCCACCGACAACCATTTCTTCGATTGTAGGGTATATCTCTACGATACCGTTGGTCTTGTCATCGTTATCAAAATATTGCGATGCGGAACGCAGACCAATCTGCTGTATGTTCACAGAGTCAATATAGGGCCTGTGTGGATTGGTCGAAAAGATATGCTCCTTGCCCGTTGGGTTTACATATTCCTTATCAGCCTTACTCAGCGAGTTGTAGTAGTCGTTAAGTGAAACATGAGGGAATCCTGGCAACATCAGCCTGTTGATAGACATGTTGTTCGGCAGATTCTTTGCATACTCTTTCATCGAAGACGGAACAGCCTTCTTGTTAAGGCCGTCTACGATGTATATTTTTCTGTTTCCTGCGTTTACCTGTGCGATAAACCTGTCAAGATTTTCTTTTGACGGCTCGTCTCCGTTGTCTTCCATGTTGTTCTTCACTTCCGAGTATAACATTACGGCCTGCCCGCTGCTCAAAGCTGTCACAACACAGGTGATGACCGTCTGAAAGTCAAACGTCACCTTCAGGACGTATCCGTACGTCTGTTCTTTACCAGTCCCGTCATTAGGTACGAAAACTCTTGGGATGGTGAAATAATTGTCAATGTACTCCATGTCGATATACACTGACAGATAGCTTGTTGCCGTGTTCACCTCTGTGATGTTACAGAAGTACTTTACGCCGAGGTCTGCGTAGTAGTGAGACGGGAGGTTCTTTTCAGAACCGTAAGCTCTTAACCTTGTCACGATTTGCTGTTCTGAGTCTGCGTTTTGGATCAACTCACTCAACCCTTTTCCAAGCCCGTACTTGAAGATGTTTTTCGCGAGCACGCCTGCTGTTTCAACGTACACATTCCGACCCCTTACGATGAAGTTTACATCCCACTCGCTGTTTACTAAGGCCAAGGCCTCCCAACAGGTCTTTCCGTCAACGGTGATAGACTTGGATTCGATAACGTTCTTAGGCGTTCCTCCTCCATAAACATTCGTCCAGTCCGCATCCGAACAGCCTCTCTGCAAAGACCTTTTCTTGTTGCGTGAGTACACTTTCCACACACCCTTGCCGATCTGTTCGTCAAGGTTGGCTTGTATTCTGTCGAGAAGGTCGTCAAGCGACTCTACGTAGAATGAAAACTTTGGCAGGGCAGTATAATGTAACTCGTTGTCGTTCAGAACCACGTCGAGAAACTCCGATCTCGACAACTCGTCCTGCAACGCATTGAACTTTACGCTGTCATATACGAATCCTTCTCCGTATGTGTTTAGCCTTGCTTTTTTGTCCTTTCCCGGCTCATAGTTCAACTCGAAGCGCTCTCCTCTGTATATGATGTAGTCGCCTATCTTGAAGTTGATTGGAGCGTTGTTTTTGAAGTCAATGGTAAGGAAGCAGTCTCCCATCCATTTGTCTGAGTACTGCAATCCGTGAACGACAACCTCGTCATCGTTCACGTCTGTAAGCTTTGTTCCGTCCTTATGATATATGTTCCACCTACTCATGTCTGCATCAGGTTAAGTTCGTTATGTTTCCGTCTGCACCCATCACTGGCTTAATGTCTGTCACGGGGTCGTTAAACTTAAAGGTAACACTCATCACCAATAAGTCTTCATTCTCTGGGTCTCTGTACAGCACAGGGTCTATACTTTTCAGTCTCACGTGCTGCCTTCCAAGCTTATTGAAGTCGCAGTACATCTTCATCATACCTGTTGTTCGGAGATAATTCACAAAGCTCCTGCATCTCTCGTTCGCCCCATAAACTTTTCCCTTAAACAGGAACTTTACCTTGTTTTCGTAAGCTGCCATATACAGGCCGTCTTTGCCTATATATTCATCGTCTCCGTGCTCGTCATACCAGCTCCTCTTTACGGGTTCTTTCACTGCGTCGCATGGTTTGAACGGGCTCTCGCTTACGTACATACCGAAATCGGTTATAGTGTCCATTACCTTGGCACCATCACCTTCTTTCTGCATATAAATTCTGAAATAATCTTTCATAACTCAAAATCACTTATTATGATGCAAATATACAATTAATTGTATAATTATACAAGTAAAATGAAAATATCAATGTATATTTATGCAATTAAGGGCGCGAATATACTTCATCACGCCCTTAATCATTACATTATCTTACCTTGATAGACTTAACGCCGTTGATAACCATGTTGAAATTACTGCTATACTCCTCGAATACGCGTTCTATTCGCTCTGCTGCTTCAGCGTTTCTTAGGGTGTTGGCAGATATGAAGTTCAACTGTGTTAGTTGTGACTTGGCTATCTCGTTCGATTCCGACATACATTTCACTTGCTCCTCTCTTATTACTGACACATCAAGACGTATGCTATTGAGGTAACTGGCAATCAGGTCTCCTGTCTCTTCCGTTATCCCTTTTACAGAATTTGTAAGAGAAGAACTGCTGTTGTCGCTCCATCCGTAGTACCGCTTGAGATAATCTCTTGATGCCTCTATCTTCTTTGTCACGTCAGCAAGGTCTTTGCCTATCTCATCCATCTCTGTGTTGGTGTACTCGGACATTACTTTTCCCGTTGCTGTGTCAAGCTTCTTTTCCGTACCGCCATTAGGGTCGCCATACTTCTTGGTCTTCTCTATCAGAGCTTTTATCTTCTCTCCATAAAGGTTCTCTATCATGGATTTCAAGATAACATTCCTTAGATTTTCCTCGAAATGGTCCACAAGGTTGTCAGATGTGTTCGACATCGTGGCCATTGCGTCACCCCAGGCGGAAACGAGGTCGGAATACTTGTTGCCGGTAAGTTTCTCAGTCAGCGACTCTATCATATCCTCCGACTTCTCGCCGTACTCTATCAGTTTGTCAAGATAGGTCCTTGAGTCCTCATCAAGATTGGCCCAAAGCTCCGCGTAGTCCTTCTTTATCTGCTGAAGCACCTTGTAGTCTATATCCAGAATATCAGTCATGTTGTCAAACTTCACGCCGTATCTCTTGGATATTTCGGGGGCAGCTTCTTTCCACCCACGCTTCTCCCAGTCTCTCACCTTGATAGAGTGACTTCCTGCCGAAGCACCTGAGTTGAAGTTCTTCATGGCGATCACCTTCGTCTGTTTTATTTCAGACTCCAGCATCTCCTGGGCTTCCTTCGAGGCATTGGCGGCTTCTGTACCCCAATGGATATTCATATACTCAGTCTTCTTGGAGATGAGAGAATCCCAGATGGAGGTGAGGTTTTCGTACTCAGCTTTCGCCTTGTTGTAGCTACTGTAATCTGCGCCGAATGCCTTGATAAGAGAGCCGCCTAAACTAAACGCCGCCGAAGCTGCTGCTGCATACGGCCCAGCACCTTCCAAGAACCCTAAACCTTTTACAGTTGACAGTGTGTTGAATGCGCCTACAGTGTTGGCGGCAGAAGAAACAACATTGCTAGCGCCTCCCGTTATCTGCCCGAGAATGGAATCTTCTTCACCCATAGCCTTAAACAAACCTATCACTGGATCAAGAGCGCTTTCCAATGCCTTAAACTTTCCTGCAAGCGCATTGATGGCATTCGATGAGTCTGCATACTTTCCTTTCTGTTTGCTCGCAAGCTCATTTTTGCTATACCCGACAGCACTCCATTCTATACCCATCTTCTTGGCTTGTTCTGCGGTAGGCACATACTTTTTGCCATTCATGTACTGCGCACCGAGGTTACCTTTCAAGTATTCTCCTATAGCGTTTCCTTGATTTACGGCCCCGAAGATGTATGGTAGTGGGTTTCTGTCAATGTCCTCTTTTCTTAGCTTGTCGAGGGCATCCCTCAGTTGCTTCACTACTTCTACCGACAATCCCGTCGTTCTCGAAAAATCGTCTATTTTCGTAATCATCGAGCTGATGGTAGCAGAAGATACCCTGTCAAGGTCATCAAAGATGGTAACCCAGTCAGATTCTTGTTTGAACTGCTCAAACTGAAGCTTCGCCACATTCTCATTGTGAGTCTTTGTGGCACCGGCCTTGGCTCTGTCTCTCATCTGTGGGTCTTCGATGCCCTTGATGAGTTCAAGCTGCCTTTCGTATTTACGATTTTCATCCTCAATCTGCTGGGCAATGGTAGCGTTCTTCTCAATCAAATTAGCCATCAGGTCGATGGTCTCCTTCTTAATACGCTTCGTTTCTTCCGTCCATTCCTTGTAGATAACAGAAGCGTTTTCACTCTCATCGCCGACATGTTTCTTGAAGTCGCTCTCGCTCATCTTTAGCACGTCGTCGGCACTGAGGTTCTGGCCAGTCCTCTGGTTATGGTCGCCTATGGCCCATTTCATCTGTTCCTTCAGATAGTCTTGATAGGTTCCAGACTGCACGTGCCCGAAGGCGAGGAGCGATGAGCCTTCGCTGTTGCCTGTCAGCTCATATATCTTCTTGTATGTTTCGTATTGACTTGAGAGGATGTTTAGCTGTTTTGATAACTGACTGTTGGTCGACTTGATGCGCTCTTCCTCGATGCTCCTGTTCTTGGCATGAATATCTGCAAGCTGACTTTCTTTATACTCCTTTCGCTTCTGCGTTGACGACCGTACACGTTTCATCAACTCTTCTATCGACACTCCGTAAGTTCCAGGGTCAGAAAGTCCCCAAGATAAAACAGAGTTCTTAAACTCCTTGTCGTGTCTTATCTGCGCCATGGCTCCTTCTTCTCCGTACATCCTTCTGTACTTTTCGAGTTCAGAATAGAATTTCTTGTAGAGTTCGACACGCTTCCTTAGAGTTTCGAGTTCTTTGTCCTCCTGGTTTCCGGTATTCCTGTTTCTTCCTTTCGGAACCTTATTGGACTTCTTGTCTTGCGGATAAAATTTGTAGCCGAGACCTTCCCATGCCGCCTCGTTCAAACTATTGTAGCTATTCCAGGCCTCGTCGCGAAGTGCCTTGGATATCTTGCCGCGTTTGAACTTGTTCTCGCGGTTCTTATACTCGTTGTACCTGTTCTGCAACTCTGTTTGCAGGTTGTTATCCGTATTATAGTCGGAAGTTTCATCGAGATAAGAGTCGAGCATCGCTGCCTGTGATTCTACCTTCCCTTTGCTCTTTCCTTTCTTTGACAGATTTCTGCGCACCCGTTGCTGCATAGGTGTCTTTGGCTTTACCTTCTTGCCACCAGCTTTCTTTGGCGGCTTTACTCCTGCCTCCTGATAGAAAATAGACTTCAAGTACTCCCGAATCTGAGGAACATTCACCTTGCACACATCGAGAATATTGTCTATCATACGCTCAAAGCGTGAAGAGTTCTTGTTACACCACTTGGAGAAATCTGCGCCGAACAGATTAAATGACTTCTTTAGGAAGTTAATTATCCTAGGAATATTTTTCTTGGCGATATCATTTATCTGATCACTAACCTTGTTGGCCCTTATTCCTATTTTGTAAATGCTATTTGCAATATCATTGCTTCCGTTACTTGACTTCAAAACGAAAGAATCCCAGTTTGCGCCTCCTCTTTCTGCAAGAATACGAATCTTCTCATCGAGAGACATGGCTCTTTCCTCTGGCTTCAGGAACTGATTAGCTACGCTATCCATTCTCGACTTTGTATCTTCGTCAAGTCCTGATAAAAGCGTCTGATACTTGACAACAGCCTCGTTGAGGTCTTCGACAGATTCCTCTATCGTGTCTGCGAAAGGGTTACCTGAACCCCAACCACCAGAAGCTCCAAGTGCTCCAGCAACCACATCCGAGTCGTTTGCTTCCTGCTGTGAGTTATCACGAGCGGCAACTATTCCCTTATTGAGAATATCATACTGCTCGTTAAGATTCTTCGCCCTTGCAATTTGATCTTCTATAGTTTTGGTATAATCTCCGCTATTTTGAAGGAGTTCCTTCATCGAGCTTACCCGCTGCTGCAAGTCAGAACTGTTTGTAGGCTTCTCGTTCGCAAGTTCGTCTTCGTAACCTTTCTTCTTGTTGTATGCCGAATCCCTGAATCCCTTCGCATTCTCGGAAATTCTATCCATATCGCTACTATAGCTGGAGAATATCTGAACAGCTGCCCCGATAGCAAGTCCCCACCATCCGCCAAGCATCGTAAAGAGAGACTTGATTCCTCCACCTATCTTAGAGATACCCATATTCATTACGGCGGCAAATCGTGTTCCTCCGAGTATAATCTGCTCCTGTCTTGCAGTAATTTGTCCCATCACAGCAAGCTGTCTGATAAGTTCTTTTGTAACAAGGCCTTCCTTGACAGCTTTCTGCATCTGAAGTACAGACATCTTGCCTTCAAGCGCAAGACGAGACATCGCGTTTGCTCTCGAAGTAGTGTCAGATAGCAAGTATGCCCTTGCTTGAACATTCTGCAATGCCTTCTGTTGAGTAATCTTACCTTCTGTGACAAGTTGCTGCTGTTCGATAGCGTAAGTCCTCAGCTGAGCGTTCATCTGCTGAGTGTAGTTCTTGTTTATTGAGCCTAACCCGAGCTTACCGGAAGCCATTAGTCCGAGTTTTCTTGCAGCAAATATAGCACCGAAAGATAACATAGCAGGGGATAGTTTGTCAAGAGCTAAAACCAAGTCCGTTACTCGGTTGATAACAAACGAGAACGTACCGCCTATGACATTCTTTCCTTCTGCAAATTTGCCGAGCATAATATCCCACGCGTCGATAAGCTTATTCCATCGGCCAAGCAGGGTCTCGGACAGAACGAGCTGCATATTGTAGAACTGACCACCCTCATCTGTCATTTTCCACAGCACCTTCTGAACATCCTCGAAGCTTACCTGTCTTCCAGAAATCATCTTCTTGACATCTGCCTGGGTATAATTCTTGCGCCCGTTCTTTCCTTCAGAATTATATAAATCCGTTATCTTCTGCAAGAGTGGGAGTCCTGCGTAAGCAAACTGGCGTAACTCCTTACCATCGAGCCAAGAGCGAGCCTTAACCTGACCAAATGCAAGGCCTAATCGACCGAAGTCTACGCCAAGACCAGATGCTATATCCGCAAGTCGCTTTGTGGTATCGTACAAGTCGTTTGCCTCTACTCCGAATGCAGCCAGCTGCTTGACATCTCTGTTCAGTTCTCCAAATTTAAATGGAGACTGCAATGCAAGCTGCTGAGTCTGAGCGAACAATTCGTCAGCTTTCTGTACATCACCAAGGATGGAGCGTAACGCAACATGCTGCTGAACAATCTCACCTCCAGTCTGAACGATTGAATTGAAGAACTGCTGTGCGCCAAAGACAATACCGCCCTGTAAGAAGAGAGACTTGATGTCTCCGACTATGGATTGCATCTTCTTCGCTTCAGCGTTTGCTCCGGCGAATGCTGCTGCAAGGTCGTTTCGTGCCCTTGCAGCAGACTGAGCAATCTCCTGCTGACGCTTCCGTTCAAGCTCGATGCCTCTTTGAACCTCTTGGTTTACTGCCCTCTGGTCTTGAAGAACCCTCGAAGCCAATGTGGTATCGTGACCGCTACCCATATTGCCAAGCGCACCGAGGCTGTTCTTCCAGTTCCCTGAATAAAGTTCTCCCCTGATATCTCTAAGGGTTCTCATTAAAGCAAGGAGTCTGTTAATCTCGCCTTCTGCCTTGCTTACATCTGCGCCGATAGAGATACCTCTGCTGTATTCTGAGCGAAGCTGGCGTACTTTATTGCCAAGAGAATCATATCGGCGTTCGGTGTTCTTCAACTCAGTCTGGCGCTGCTTCTCGGCTGCAATATCTTCACGCTTCGCCTTGGCAGCATCTCTTGTGGCCTGAGCTTCCTTCTCTTTAGAAGTCTTTTCGAGATTAGAGTAATATTCAGACATTCTTTTCTGAATGTCGTCCTGCCTCTGCTTCTGAGGAGTCTGACCTATCAAGTCTTTGACATTTGCCTGGCTGACACGGAGAGTATCGTAAACGTTCTGAAGAGCTGTTATTGTACCCATCAGTTTCTCAGCTTCAGCATTGGCTTCCTTCAAGCCCTGCTGTCCGAAGGAGACACCTTCCTTCGTACCGGTTCCGATTGCATTCTGATAAAGAGCGATATCTCCTCTGACCTTTCCAAGCCTCTCAAGCAATGTATCTATCTCTGCCTTGATATTCTTCAGACCCTGATCGTTCTTGAAGAACGGAGATATGCCTGCCTTCTCAGCAATCTCACGCTTCTTCTCAACGAGAGCCATATACCTCTTTATATAATCAGATTGAGCCTTTAATTCCGCATCATTGTCTTTTGCACTCAACTTAGCTGCCGCGGCAAACTCCCTCTCTACTGCGATGGCCTTTCCTTTTTCTCGCCCGTATGCCTGGGTCGCAGCGGTTGCTTTTGTCATTTCTACAGCAACATCGGAAAGAAGATTCTTCATCTGAGCCGCATCAGTGAGGATTGATTTGTTACCAGATGCAGACTGCAATCGGGCAAGAATCTTGTCAAGCTCAGTGATACTTCCACCAAGCATGTTGGTGTTATAACCCTTTAACGAACCCTCTGCCATGAGGTCTCGCATTTTGGCAAGCTTTTCAGTTACTCTTGATATATCAGCCTCGACCTTTGCAGCTCCGCCCGAAAATGCAGATAAAGGGTTTTCTTTTTTGAATTGATCGGTAATCTGCTTTACATCACGGAACGTCATTTGGAGAACCTTAGCATAGTCTTGCAAAACGTTTGCATAGTCTACGCCGCCACCTCCGCCGCCTTGTGCTTTATTCTGTAATCTATAAAGCTGATTATTGACATTTTCAAGCATCAACTCTGCTTCCTTAAGCTTCGAGGTATCAACATTTGGGTTAAGTGAACGCAACTCCGAAATCTTACTGCGTTCTATGTTGATTCTCTGTAGCATATCGAGATAGGAGAGGGCGTTTTTTACCGCCATCTGCAAATCTTTAGCTTCATCGCTCTTGTCGCTTTTTTTGAGTTTGGAAATCATTCTGTTTATCTCATTGAGAACATCGGCAAACTCTTTGGCTTTTTCTGCCTGCTCCTTGAACCCGGACTTCTTAGTTCCGAATCCCTGGAGAGCACGAAGAAGTGAGTTTGCAGCGTCGTCTCCTGTCTTAAGCTTGTCGATGATTTTTTGAAGTTCCTTAGATGTATTATCCTTCACACCAAGCTGAAACCACAAGTCACCTAAATTTCCACCTGCCATATCCTGAATATTTTAAAATTAGAGTTCATTGTTTAAGTAATCAGTAAGATTTATATTCTTACCAACGAGGCTTCCCTTATTCTTCCTTTTCTCCATCCATCTGTCGTAGAGGTCATCCATCTCCTTTAACGTATGCTTCTTCGGGCCACTTTCCTTCTTGGTCTTAGGATAGACGACGAGAGGCTGGTCTGCCACCATGAGGTCGATCTGCGCAGATGAATAGCCCCACCAGTAGTCGTAGGCTGCGATGAAGTACTTGCGATGGAAGAGAAAGCCAAACTTCTCCGCTAACGAGAAGGCTGCTCCCCAGCTTGTTCTGCTTGGATAGCTCTTACTTCGCTCCTCGTCATCGTCATCATCACGTCCGTCATCCCTGTCGCTAATATGGTAGTCAGTGAGAATGCGTTCGATGGAATTTTTTTTTTAGAAACATCGAGAACTTTCAGTACCTCTACCACGTCTACGTCCTTGATGTAGTAGAGCCAACGCCAGTAAAGCCAGTAGAAGGCTCGTATCTTCCAGATGTTGTTGAGGAGGATGCAGACGCAAATCTTGACGTTGCGCTTCCATTCGTTCTTCTCCTTCATCTTGATATGGGTGCATCTTCTCATTGTTCCCTTTCTGAGCCATCCTACACTGTGTTTCTTGCCACGGAACACTACCTCCGTAGGTGCGTCACCGATAACGCTGTCAAGCATCTCCTGCAAGTCCACCGTAGGCTGCTCAATTTTCTTTTCTTCTGCCATGATTGTATGATTTTTTAAACGAAGAAGGGCGGCACGGCTGTTATCATAAGCATGCCGCCCAACGGTTGTTATCCTGAATCTAATTACCTATAGACTTCTCTTTAATTAGCCGCCAATACCAGGAGCTGTAGCCTTGGTAAGCCAAGCGATACTGCGCTTGCCTGCACCCTCGATAGAACCGGCGAACTTGAATGCAACTGGCTTTGAACCAGTGTCATCCCACTGCAACGTTGCATAGAGGGCGATGTTTGTCACGATCATAAGGTTCTCCTTCTCGTCGTCAACGATGACGATAGTACCCTTGATCTTGAACTTCTTTGGCGCAACTGCAACGCCGGCAAAACCGGTAGTAGCATCGAGTGTCTCGTCACCAGTACCCTTCAAGGTAACCTTGGTCAACTCTGTGATTGCATCCTCACCGAACATGATTTTCAACAAGTCCTTTGCCTTGGAAGGAACAACGAACTCTACGTTGAAGTCACCGAGTTCTGCGGTAGTTGCCCAGTCACCGGCAAGGCCGATAACCTTGTAGTGATTGATGGTTGGATCCTCCATGGTTGCCTTAAGGGAATCAACCTCCACAGGAAGCTCAATCTCTGGTGTGATGTCTACTGAAGCCTTGCTCAAGTCTGTGATAGCCTTTGAGTAGAGCAAAGTCTTAGGACCATTGAAAATGTCCTTCATCTTGTCAATAGTTGTCATAGCCATAATCTAAAATATTTTAAATTGTTATACCTGAATACTTATTTTGTTCTCAATCGTCCTTGTATGATGGTGACAGAGTATCCGTCTCCGTCGTCTGTCTGCATGGTTATCATCGGATTTGTTACGATGATGTTTTTGGTGGAGATTGGAAATCTGTCCATAACAGATTTTACTTTATCGTCTACTTTGGATACATCGAGTGCGTTGGGATTGTCCGCCGAGGCCTTATCCTTCACGTACACTTCTATCTGTAGGGTGGTAGAGTAGTCGTTATACGCACCGTCAGAGTTCATCTCGTTGTTGTATATAGAAGATGGAAAGAAGACAACGATATAACTGTTTATCTTCTTGTCAACAGCCTTCGGGCGGTTGCGGGGAAATACCCTGTCACACACACCTTTCATGGCGTTGCCCACATCGAAGTATAATGTCTTAATACTTATCATAATCACACCTTCTTAAAGTATCTGACTAAATAATCTCTGAGCGACGTGATAACATCGTGACTCTTCTTTACCTCAACGAATCTTGCATAATCAACTCCGGCAACAAGCAACATTTGCCAAGTGGAATCATACTTTCCTTTGCCATGTTCGTTGTACAAGAGTTCATCTTCTGCCGTTGCAGGGCCGTTCTGTCCACCTTCTCCATATTCACCCTTATAAGGCCTACGTCCGCTGTCTTTGAACGAAAACGAACTACGATAGTACCTGTCAAGATTGTATCTCTCTCCTTCTGCAAGGGTGGGGCGTGTCGGCTCAGGGCCTGGGGCGTAGTGTATCGACTGCAAGGAACCTTTGTAATATGTGCCTATAGCGGTTGATTTATAAAGGTTACCTGTAACGTCATTATAGTCACGTGACTTATCTGCCGCCTTCATTGTCATTTCTGCTGCGTTGTCCATCTTTTGCTGCATCTTCTGTACAGCCATCTGACGGATTTTCTTTTCTATATCCACGAACTGATCTGCCAAACTCCCCATAGCCTAAACTCTTATATATTCCCAGTAAACCACAGTCCTGTTATTATCTGGTTCGCAGTCTTTGACCATACCTACCTCGGTGTTTTTGCCGACAGTGGAATAAATTGTATCTCCGTCAAGAGGACATCTGCCAGCATCCCATTCGTCATATCTGACAGGAATCGATGCTTTCCTCTTGTTCTGGTCTACATATTTATCGCCTACAGTGGTAGTGTCCGTATAACTGCGACCTTCACCGTTATAGAGAATGATTTCCTTGTCCTCACCGACTGGAGCGTCATCATCGGCGAACGGGTCATCAGGGTCGGCTTTTCCGACGACCTTCCTCACAATCTTGATATGGTGAGGGTATCTTGGGTTTCTGATGTTTTCCTTTTCCATACGCCTTATTTGATGATGTGAGGGAGTGGTCCTCCATAAGGAGAATAATTCGCCCTCTTTACTCCGTGGGAGGTCACCCGGAAGGTGGATTTTTTCTTGAGCATCGAGTCTGGCTCAAGCTTTTGGTAGATAGCATTAGCCTCCGCCTTCATTGCACTGATATCCTCGTCCGAAATCTCATATCCTCCTCCAGAGTGCGTCCAACCATTGTCGGAATCAGAGGTGTTGTTCACCTTGCTTGGGCCAAGACAAAACCACTTCAATGTATCGGCGTATGCTAAACTTAGCACGTCAGCGTCACAGTCACACATCAGCGACTCCGGCTGTATGCTGCGGGTAAGCATGATTCCCAACATGGTCTTCTTTGGTACCTCAAACTTCACCTTGTTGATAAGGTAGTCGTATGCAGTGTAAACTTCCATCTCCGATTCCATAACCATACAATCTAATTACGTTAATAGTTCCAAGACCGAAATTAATCAGTCTTGGTAATGTCCATAATGCAATGGTCTGGGAAGTCGATGAGAGCTGGGCAAGCAGAGAACATGATGTCTGTGTGCCACTCCATGTACTTACCGTTAGGAACCGTTGAGTTCATCAACAGACCGAGACCATCGTTGGTTGTACCGAACAAGGTAGAAATTGCCTTGTTGCCCGCATACTCAATCAGCTTTTTGTCGAGGCTGTCTGTACGCTCGAACTCACAGGCATCACCGGCAGGACGGAGAACAACGATGTTGTCTGCCCAACCCTGCTTGTACTCATCGGTTGTATGAGTAACGTTGCGCTCCTTCTCTGTCACAATCTCGATAGGAGATACACCCTCGAAGTCAACGAATGCCTTGATGAACTGTTCCTTGCTGATAGGCATTGTCTTAGTAGAGGCAATGTAGTTCAGCTGGCGGTAATTTGTAACGAGTTCGCGGACCTCTGCGTTCTTCAAGAATACATTATAGAATGTATTGCGAGTCATCTGCCAGATCAAAGCACCGTCGAAACCACCGCGGGTCTCACGATACTTAGCCTCCTTCTCCTTCATGTAGGTAAGGATGGTAGCAGTAGGGTCAGCCCATTTCTTAGCACCACCATTGATGAAGTTGTCGCCATACTCGATAGGGTCGATAGCCCTGTGCAATGGGGTAGAGATACCACGACCAATGCCTGAGTAGTCAATCTTACCGGTAGACATCAACTGAGCGGTCATAAAGTTCATTGTCGCATCAACAGAGTCAATACGGGTCTGAACCTCATCGCACCAGTCTGCCAAGATATCGGCATCGTTACCGAACTCCTCGAACTGCTTGATGCGTGCGTAACGCTCAACTGCGGTCTCAACGTAACCAGGAGTGATGAAGTCCGGAATAGAAGCGGTGTAAAACTTGTGTCCGTTCTTGTCCATCTGGTTAGAATCACCGAGAGGAGCGCGGAGGTCAGCCATTGGAGCTGCCTTCAACTTGCGAGCCTTAACGTTGAATGTAGCCAAGCCGTAGTTGTCGGTAGATGTTAGGAACGGAGAGTTATATCCCTGTGTCTTGTACCAGCCGTAGTTAGTAAAGAAGATTTCCTTTTTGTCAAGGAAACTCTGCAAATATGCCGCATTCTCCTGAGAACCGAAGAACTTGGCAAGTCGCGAATTATTAAAATCAAATTTTGCCATAATCCTGAATCAATCTTTAAGGTTAATAATTAGAGATGGAACCATCCGTTAACGCGACTCTTGTTGAGAGCCTTGATTGCAGGAGGGATTGGAGACATCCTGTCGATATACATAACGGTGTCATCGTTAGCAAGGAATGGGGTAAGCATATAGCGAGCACCATCCTCGAAATCTTCACCTGGGGTGAACAGGAAGTCGTAGTCGCACTGAGCATAACCGTTAGGGTTGGTTACCATAGGCTTCTGTTTCGCGCCGGCAGCTGCTGCCTCAACGAGTACCGCATCCTTCGCTACAACACCGAGTGTTGCTGACAAAGTAAGCTTCCATACGTCTGCGCCAGCCTCGGTTGTCTTCTCAACACCCGTAACCGTAACTGCTGTACCTGTGCCATCGAGAGCGTCAGGAGCAACCATGATATTGTCTCCAATGAACGGAATGTGCTTGTAGCCATCACGTACAATAAGGAGAGTTGTGTCAGTAGCACCGGTATTCTTTGCACACTGGTAAGACTTAACAATCTTAACAGTTGCGCCTGCGTTGCCATAGATGCCAGGATCATACTCCAGGAAGTCACCGGCGTAAATCTTTGCAGGACCCTTGAAAGGGTTGAGCAACTTACCACCAATTGTTGGAGTACGGAAAGCATCCTTTGCGGCGCCAATCAACTTGACGAATACATAGCGGATACCGCCGATTTCGCCACGAGCCTGGATGAGGGAACGACCTGGCAAGAAGCCGCTACCATTCATCCTTTCACTGTAATAAGGAGAAACTGTTCCCATAATCAATAAATAAATTTGTTATCCTGAATACTAATTGTTATTCGTCCTTTGGCTTGTGTCGAGATCTGATAGCTGCAACATCATCGAACTCGTGTTCGTCTACGGTTCCGGTTCCTCCGGCTCCGCCACCTCCGCTTCGAGGCTTTGTTTCTGGATTGATACCCGCTTCCTTGAGGTCGGCATTGTAAAGAACCTCTGCCTTACCGACAAGATCCTTGATGTCAACTTCACCATCTGGAATCTCAAGCTTATCCAAAGCTGTCTTAACGAAAAACGAATTCAAAGGAATGTTGGCTTTCTCAAACTTAGCCTTAAGACCTTCTTTAATGGAGTTCACCAACGCCTTCTTTGCGTCAGCTGCTTCCTTTTGCTCTCGCGCCTCACGCTCCTTCTTGACTTCACCGATGAGCTTTTTAGCCCACTCAGGCATGTCCTCCTCGTTAGGAATTTCCTCAGACCCTTCCTCCTCAGACTCAGTTTCCTTAGCCTTCTGGCGTTCCCTTGCCTTCTTCTTGTATTCCTTAACTTGCTGAGAAACGTCAGAATGGAGATTGCCGTCCATGCGTTTCAAGCGATTTGTAACCTTGGTTACCAACTTGGCGTTTACAGCTTCGTCTTCACCAAAATCTTCGAGTACGTCATCAAGTTCTTCATTGATGGTTTTCTCGCTAATTGTCAACTTGGTACTACCGAGCTCCTTGTTGACCAATGCTAAGAGTTCTTCTCTTGTCATGTTGTTTTTGATTAAAAATGTTATTCTAAAAGTGGTTCTTCCACTCTAAAATGTATAAATATACCTTTTATTTTGCAAATATATGAATAAGTATGCAATTATCCAAGAAAAATTTATATTTTTGCAATATTAATTGTATTTTTATGCAGAAAGAAGTACTTTCAGGATTAAATTTGGATAATGGAGAGCCTATTTACACTCAAGAGTATATCCAATCGTTAAGAGACGCCGACAAGAAACATCCCGACAAGCTGAAGATTATTGCTCAGCGTGGCGGTCAGGAGGATATGCTCTCAATCGACGCCGATATAAAGATTTGTGGCGGCAGCCGCGGTGGCAGTAAGAGCTTTAGTTCTCTTATGGAAGTTCTGAAGGATATCAAAAATCCAGATTTTCATGCAACAATTCTTCGTAACGAAAAAGATGACTTGCAGTCCTTGGTAACAGACTCTTACAAATTGTTTTCCCAATTTGGAACTTACAATAAGTCACAGAACGATATGACCTGGAACTTCGACAACGGAGGATGGCTCAAATTCTCGTACTACGCAGGAGCCTATCAGGATTTCAAGACACGATTTCAGGGTCGCCAGTATGCCTATGTCTGCATCGATGAGGGTACTCAGTGCCCATATAAGAAGTTCAAATACCTCTTGACCAACAACCGAAACGCAGCCCACATTCGAAACCGCTTCTGGATTACCTGTAACCCGGACCCGGAATCTTGGGTGAGAAAGTTCATTGATTGGTGGGTTACCGACGAAGGATATATAGATCCGGAAAGGAATGGAGTTATTCGTTACTGTTTCATGGACGGCGATACACCTGATTCAATCTACTGGGGCGATACAAGAGAAGAGGTATACGAGCAGTGCAAGGGCATTATCGATAGCCTCTGGAAGGACAGCTATGAGGAGCTCGGATACACAAAGCTCGAAATGTTCATCAAGTCGGCGACATTCATCCGTGCCGACGTATCAGAGAACATCAAGCTTATCTCTACCGATGTTTCATATCTCGCCAACCTTGCACAGCAGGATGAGGAACAGCGTATGCGAGACCTGGAAGCAAACTGGAACTGGAAAGCTGCCGGTGATGACATGATCAAGATGGAAGACCTTGAGGAAATCTACGACAACGCAGAACAAACAGGAGACGGAAAGCGCAGAGCATCTGCCGATATCGCATTCACTGGCGGCGATAACTTCGTAATGTGGTTTTGGGAAGGATGGCATTGTAAAGACTTGGTTGTGCTGAGGCTGGACCCTAAGACTCTTGTTTCGGTAGTTGAGGCTAAGCTGAGAGAGTGGGGTGTTGAGGAATGTAACTTCACTTACGATATGCAGGGCATAGGTCAGTACTTCAAGGGATTCTTCAAGGATGCCGTTCCGTTCAACAACCAGGCGGCGCCTATTGCTCAAAACCACCAAGAAGAGGAAGGTATCAAATACCTCTACAAGGACTTGAAATCCCAGTGCGCATGGCTGTTCTATAAGATGATTAAGGATAGAAAAATATCCATTGAATCATCTCTTCTTGAAAGGAAATACTCAGGTAACGGATTCAGCAAAGTTCCTCTTAGGCAAATCTTACAGAAGGAGAGAAAAATGCTACGACGTGACGAGAACAGCGAAGGAAAGGGGTTCAAGCTATTGCCTAAGAAGGTTGCTAAGAAGTATGTCGGACACTCGCCCGACTTCTTTGAGTCTTGGTTCTACGTAATGATATTCAGTTTAATAAAAAAGAAACATAAAAAGGTAAAAGGATTATGGAGAATTTAAATTTTAGAGAAATACTCGTAAAGAAACCATTCTACGAGCTTAAGCCTGACGGATACATGAGCCATGGCACTTTCTCCGACAAGGTTGGTGATAGGAGTATGCAGAACATGCCTTACGACCCTTGCGTATGGAGAGTAAAAACCCAGTCCGACTTCCTTCGTGAGTACTTCCCAAGCGGACATAGAATCTGGGACAAAAACGCCTACCCGGACATTATTAAGGAAAATCCAGAGTGGGACCCGAAAGATCCTACTACAGGAAACCGCTACTACATACAGCCAATCACAAGATGTGCATTTTCCTTCCAGCAGGTTGTCGCAACGAAGCACACCCTACACTTGACAGGAAATGACATTCAGTTTGAGCTTGCCGACAGCACAGAGGAACTTGATAAGGAAGAGGAATCCCAGAAAAATCTTAACATCTTTAAGAAGGGTTGGCTTATGCACAACATGGAGATTGCGTTCTTCGAGGCAGTAAGCTCATACATGACTGTTGCAGAAACCGCAGCAGTCGGCTATATCGACAAAGGAAAGTTTGGAGTTAAGGTTCTGTCATTCAAGAATGGCGACTACCTCTATCCGCATTACGACTCGATCACCGGAGAACTCTCTGTATTCGCCCGTAAGTATTACGACTTGGATGAAGACGGAAACGCTCAGATTGAGTGGGTTGAGGTCTGGGATGATACCTATTATTATAGGTTTAGAAATGATATCGGCAAAAAGAGTGTAACGAAGAAGGCAGTGAACCTCATTAAGGGGTTGTTCGGAATGAACGGATATGCTCTTGTTGAGAAGAAAGAACATCACTTCAATTCAATACCGGTTGCATATATCCGAAATGACGAGGGACCTTGCTGGTCCAATGTTCAGAAGAACATCGAAGATTACGAGGAGGCATTCTCGTATCTTTGCGAGAACAACAAGGCATACGCTTTCCCTGTATTCTACGTAAAGGGTGATGGTGATGAGATTACCATTTCAGGCGACGATATGACAGGAGCAGCCAAGGTTATCGCTATGAACAGCAAGGATAACGACGCGGGATTCCTCAATGGAACCGACGCGTCAGATGCTTTTGCGACCCAGCTTAACAAGTCGTATGACCTCATCTATGAGCTGTCATTCACAGTAAAGCCGCCTGAGTTGAAGTCCGGAGACCTCCCAGGTGTAGCCATCAAACTCCTCTATTCTCCTGCATTAGAGGTTGCCATGAATGATTCTCAGAAGTTGCAGCCATTCCTTGACAAACTTGTTGAAATTGCCAAGTTCGGAATCGGCCACGAAAACAATGCGACGGCTTCTATTGTTGGTCTCGATATCAATGCATGGATTGAGCCTTATACTCATCAGAATAAAACGGAACTTCTTACAAATCTTGCAACTGCCGTTCAGAATGGATTCCTCTCGAAGCAGACTGCATCGGAGCGTTGTCCTGACTTCCCTAAGAATGCCGAATGGGAGCGTATCTTACGAGAGAAGAAAGAGGAGGACCAGCAAGACCTTCTTATGGATATTCAGCGTGCGGATAACGAGACAGAGAACGCCATCGAGGAGGAGGAAGCTACAGCACGAATCAATAAACAGCAGGGTGGTAACGACATAAACACCGGCGGTGGCCGCAAGGCAGGGAGGCCAAATCGCAGTGGCAAGAAATGGGACCAAAATCACAACAATGACGTGGACGACAAGAACAATTGGAAGCACTACAACCAAACACATTAATAGCCTATGGATGAATTAAAACGTTCTGTCGATTACAGCAGGAAGCGCTTGCAGGCAATCCGAAACTGCGAGAGCCATATTGCAGATATTCTCTGGAAATCAACACAGAAGGTAATTGCCGCAAGTAAGCGATACAGAGGTGCGGGCAGGCTCACAAACGAGTCAGCCCTGCTCTCTTACGCCAAGAATGTTACTGCTGAGGCCGAGGAGAGTATCAACAGCTACATCTCTGCTTACTCCAAGGCTTCATGCAAGATTCTCGGGATTGACAGCGAGAACATAGAATCATTTCTCGTTAGCGACATCTATGGAAAGACAACATCCGAAAGAAACGCCGTCTATCTCGGAAACTTTGCGGAAGACATCGTGAGGATGATCAAGGCAGGAATCTTGATGGGATATTCAGACCAGCAGCTTCTGTCCTCCATCCGCACAGGATATAAGGACCCATATCACACATCAGTCATCACCAAGGCGAAGAGAAAGGACATTAACATCGATGTTCCTTCTTACGGAAAGGGCTACTACAAGAACGCCTATCAGAATATCGTAAGAAATGCTTCTCAAGTGATTGCTTTGGCGTGGGGACAGGCAGAGCAGGAGTATGGACAGGAGAGTGGAGCTGTCGGTTACTTTGTTCACAGAGGAAGTAGTTACAACTGCCCGGTGTGTGATGACCTATGTGGGTATATACATCCATTAGATACGATGGTTATCCCGGCGCATCCCAACTGCGCTTGCCGTGTTGAGCTAGTTTTTCGGAGAAAATAATAAAAATGCTGTATAAATATGCAGTATTTTTCGTATATTTGCATTGGGATAGGTTGGAGTAGCTACCAACTGATAAGGCTAACTCAGTGGGCCTTCCCTTTCTTTTAATCACTGAGGTAACTTTTAAATTCACTGAGGATGGATAACAGTATTGAAATTTGGAAAGACATTGAAGGATACGAAGGTATGTATCAGGTTAGCAACATGGGAAGAGTGCGCTCTTTAGACAGAGTGAAGCCGAACTCTGGAGGGCAAATCGCAAAAGGACACATTCTGCCACATAGCGACAATGGGCATGGTTACCGATTCGTTTCACTTTGGAAATTCAATAAAGGAAGACGTTTTTATGTCCATCGACTTGTTGCATCTGCATTTATCCCAAATCCAAACAACTTTCCGATTATAAATCACAAGGATGAAGATAAGTCAAACAATAGGCACGATAACTTAGAGTGGTGTACACAGAAGTATAATATAAATTATGGTAATCACATGAAGCGTCTAAAAGAGTCATATATTGCAAATGGTAACAATAGACCTATTGACGTTTATGATATGAAGGGCACTTTCCTAAAGACTTTCGATTGTAGCAACGAGGTCTGTAAAGAACTAGGAGTTCAGCGTAGAGGATTGTATCTTGCATGTCAGGGTGTGACAAAAAGCTACAAAGGCTATCGTTTTGCTTTCCATGGAGAGCCATTAAAGAAATATGAGCCTGGTAGAGGCTTTTCGAAAGTGATACATGTGTTCAAATATGACTCTGAAGGGTACTTGGTTTCTTGGTATGATTCTATGAGGAATGCAGAGCGAGACAACGGAATGGGCCGCGGCTACTTGAGAACACACAATATAAAGCATAATGGAAATATTGTCAAGGACGGTTTCCGATTTGTATTAGCAATCCAATAATAGTTGCTACTGCTACACAGTATTTGCATTCAAGGATAATAAAAAGAAATGATATGATAAATTCTGAATTAAATTTTACTTTAGAAGAAATTCTCCCGAAGTTCCCTAAAGAATTCCAGGAGAAGATAAAGCACTCTGTAGAGCTGCTGAGAAAGGCTGAGAAGCTTGCACTGGCATACTCGCCTAACGAAGGCTTCTATCTATCGTTCAGTTCAGGCAAGGATAGTCAGTGTCTTTATCACATTGCCAAGATTGCAGGCGTGAAGTTCAAGGCTCACATGGGGCTCACGTCCGTCGATCCACCAGAAGTAATCAAGTTCTGCCGCAAGCACTATCCGGACGTAGATATGATAAAGCCGAAAATCAGCATCTATAACCAGGCCCGTAAGGAAGGCATGCTTCCGACAAGACTGATACGATGGTGCTGTCGAGTCTATAAAGAAGGTATCGGCGCAGGCAATGTTGTCCTCATCGGAATCCGTCACGCAGAAAGCAGACTGCGTTCGGGTAGGAGTGAGGTCGAGATTACCAACCATAAGTACAGAGGCTCTCTTGAAGGTCTTGACGAGTTCCGAGACAAGAGGAACAGCCAGAAGCGTGGCCGTCCAACCCGGTGGGGCATCCACGAGATTAACATCACCAATGCCAGTGATGAGCGTACCATCGGCTGCATCAGAGGCTACGAATCGCTCTTAATCTCTCCAATCATAGAGTGGACAGATGATGATGTATGGCTATTCTTGAACACACTCGGTATTAAGCATTGCAAGCTGTACGACGAGGGCTACTATAGGATTGGCTGCCTGTGCTGCCCTATGCACAACTATAAGCAGAAACTCGCCGACTGCAAACAATATCCGCATATCTATAATAGTTGGATTAAGGCCATCAAGGATATCCAGGCTAGCGGAAGGATGATAGACGAAGGATTGTCGCCGGAAGAAGTGTTCGACTATTGGATATACGGCAAGTCTATCAATGTATGGAGAGAACACCGCAGGCAGCAAACGTTGAACTTTTAAATATCAAGATTATGATTGAAGAAACAAAAGGATACACGTTATCCGTCGATATTTACAAAAAGGTAAAGGCTCTCAAGATGAAAGACCCTCGCTATTACATCTACGCCAGCCTCCGTGGCTCCGGCATGTCAGCCCGTGACAGTTGGGCTGTTGCCTTTCAAGGAGAAGGGTTCAACTGGCCCAAAGACACTTTAGAGCGAGAAATGAATAAACTTGAATCTCTGGAGTCTGTTCAGACAAGAATCGCAGAGGTGCAGGGCAAGAAAGCGAAGAACGAGAGCGCCGATGAGCTTTCTCCTGAAGAGTTGGCAAAAGCTACTTCCAAGGAGCAGATTCTCACAGACCTCGTAATTGCAAGACGAAGGATGAAAGAGGGCACAAAGGAGTGGACAGAACAAACACGACTTATAGCAGAGTACGCAAGAATTAAACAGGACGAGCTTCAAACTGAGGATTCGACCGTACATTTTTACCTCCCAATAAATTATCCAACCGGCAAGAATGACTGCTTGTTGTTTAAGAATGGACTCTGTAAGGGTGGCAAATAGTTAAATTCATGTTAAAGCAACTTCGATATATCATAAATTCAACAAAACCAAGTACCTTTGCAAACAGATTATGTTCACAGATTCTTTCTGCTGTTCGTAATTCTAAAATTTTTTTGGTTAAAAAGGGGGTGATATCTTCTCAGATACCACCCCTTACTTTTATATAAATGAAGTAGAAGAAAATATACGATATATCACGAATATTTCTCTCCTGTGACAAGCTCAAGGGCTATCCTAAGCCGATCATCAAGAAAAGAGTCGTTAAATGTAGGAAGAAGGCCGTATGGAGGCAGTTTCTTTGTCTCTGCGGCCTCCAAAATGAATTGGAGTGCCTGTACCAGGGAATTGTGGTCCTCAACTATCTCAATCAATTTATCACTCATGCTGGCCTCCTTCCTTCTTAATCTGTTCTGCCATACCAAGGAGAGTGTCGGCGTGCTTGTCGCGATCAATAACCTCCTGGACGGCCTCATCACTTTCCTTACTGAGTTGTTCGTCACTCTTACCCTTGTCGGCAGCGGCGTTTCTTCTTGCAGCCTCACGAGCAATGTATTCTTCACGGAGCTTCAACTTGCCTGCTGTGTATTCCGCATCGCCAGGCAGCGATGTATCCGCAAACATAAGCTGGGCAAATGCCTCGATGATGTTTCCATTATCCTTGGAGAACTCATAATGGTCTCCTACAGCCACAGGAACACATTCATCGAGTGCAGCGTACATGGATGTGCCGATAGAGTATTCAACACCCCATGTGCCGGCAATGTCTGCAATCTTGATGAAAGGCAGCGAGCCTCTCTGTAAATGCTTCTTGATCTCAGCAGGGATATCCTCTCTGAGTGAAGCAACTTCTTTCTTAGACAAGCTCTTGCTGAACTTCAGTACAGTGAAGTGTCTTGTCTTGATAGTCTTTCCAAATGGTAATGCCATGATAACAATATTTTAAAGTTCAACTTTTATTTCCTTATACTCGAAATCGGTGCAAGCACCATCATATTCCGAAACGTCTCTCCCGAAGCGTTCTTCTTTACACGTCCCGTTATCAAAGAATAGACAATCCTTGCAAGTATAATCAGTCTGTGCCATGTTCCAATAATTTTATTTCGTCCTGGATATAAAACACCGCCTTACGCAAGTCCTCGATGCGCTTCTCGGTCTTTGTTTTGTTGCCGTCCACCTTATCCTTGCGCAGGAGATACTTGATAGCATTTCCAGTATTAAAGTCAAAATGTCTGCAAATATCCAAAGGCTCAACACCGCACAAATCCCTCAGCCACGCATAATGGGATGGGTGAGATACTTGCTCTGCCTTTCCGTTTGCGGATTCTCCTTCACCTTTCGTTACTATATTGTACTTTGTACCAAACATCATAATATTCTCCTCGCGAAAACGAGCGATATACTTGTAATCTGTGCTAACAGATGTACATATATAAACATCAACATCCTTTCTCTCGGCAATGAACAGAATAGGGGTGCTACCGCCCTGAATACATATCGGGTCAAAATTGCATTTTAAGCAATCATTTCGTGTGATGTAAAATAGCAGCCCAACCTTAATATCTTCTTTCTTAATCATAAGCTATTTCTCCTTATCTTTAATTTCAACGAAATCGCCAATGCCCAAACGAGCCTTGTTGATGCAATCACATATCCACCCCATAAGGTATGCCTGATGTTCATTGTAGGCACCCCTGAACCTCTCAAGGTCACAGGCGTCATTCATTGACGAAAGAACATGAAACGCCTCATGACTGATATTTTTCATAGTCATGTCTTTCTTCTTCTGGAAGACTACAAGATTGCCGAAGTAATTTCCTGTTTTACTCATGCATTCGTAATAAACCATACCTCCGTAGTTTCCTTCATTCATAGGCTCATCGTTGCGAACAAGAGGTTTGCCTTCAATGTTGGTAAAGCATTTGTCAATCTCGTCCTCACTTGTGTCGTACATTACCCACAACCTCCTTGGGTAAATCCCGCTGTTGTATTCGTAATATCCCTTCTTCTTCATACCTCATCGTTTTTATGTTTCTCCCACCCTGCTTTTGAAAAGGCATACCAAGTATCACAAATGTCTAGAGCAAGAACGTCTCCTTGATTAAGATATAAATCGCTTTCAATACCTTCAACATGAACCTTCATCACTACTAAAGCATCATAAGGATTACTACGACCTTCTATAAACGGATTTTTAAATAACTTGGTCTTGTATACACTAGTAACAATAGGCACTTGAAGAACGTCTGAAATATTCTCAGTGCTAATCTCTATCGACTTCTTAAACTTCTTCATATTCTCAACTATTTCTGTTTTGATACAATCTCGATAGCAGACAATAATGTCTTTTCGCTGATACCATTTCCACTACCAACACCATCTTTCTCTATTCTTTCAAGAGATTTCTCAATAGAGCAAAAATCATCCTGAGAATTATTTATAAAGCCATTAAGTTCATCACTTACACTACTGATACCATCGTTGGCTTTTTTAACAATAGCACCAAGACGATCGAAACACTTGTCGATATAATCTTTCAGCCTTTCTTCGTGCTCTATAATATCAACGCAGCTGACGACTTTTGGATGTCCCCAGCTATCTTCTACGCGCGCATAATAATCTCCTTTTTCATCGCTGTGTCTTTTGTCGGACACAACTCTTAGACACGCAAAATTGTCTCCATCCATTACTGCGTAAATACCCTCTCCGAATGGATATAGTTCGGCCTTTTCAATATCCGACTTACTTCCAGTTGCTTTGAAAGCGACCTTTCCTAAAACATTAACTCTAATCTCCATATCTCAACTATTTATTATGTAACCTACCAATATGCCACTTTGAACAAACCTTGCATAAGTAAGGATGCCACCCAAGTACCTTCAACTTCGGATTCTGGTTCAGGAACTCCCAAGCATCATCCTCCGTCTCGTATGCGACCTTAGCCTTCCAGGAATGAACCTTCCTGGTCCAATGCTCGGGGTTGGGCTTAAGCGGAGGAACTTTATTAGGATTGTAATGTCTTCTCATAGGCACTTGAATGAAACGCTGTTCAACGTCTTGTTCGCTACAACCTCCTTTGTGCCGTACATTGTTCTCAGGCACTCCAGGACGTCATCACGAACGGAAGCCATGACCTCCTGCATCGAAGCGGCGGCCGGAACCATATTTTTCTCGGCCTTAAGTTCCGTGATACGGGAGATAACCTCCTTGACATATTCCTTTTCTATCATATTCATATAGATATTTAATCGTCTCCTTTGATAAAGCTCTCGGGTTCATCGTTGTCCTCCTCACCCTTACAAACCTCATTGATGAGGATATCCTGCTTCAGGTCCGCCTCCGTGACGCCAAACATCTGATAGGCATTGCCCTCCTTCGTGCGCTTCTTGAAGAAACCGTACTTGGCCCACATATCCCTACCAAACTTGTTCATTGACGGAATATCCTTCTCGTCAACGTCGTTGATAGCGCAAAACCTGCGCATACACTCATAAAGCATGGTGGAATTGAAGAGATTGGAAACTTCGCCTTTTGCTTGAGCATCACTCCTTATACCGTAAGCGCGTATCCAGGCGTATATGGGCTGAGAGCCAAGAAGTGACAGGAGAAGCTGTTTGGCACTTCCTTCGGCGGAAGGGAAACGGTACTTACGCTTCCTCAATTCCTGCGCACCCCGCATGACCCAGTTGAACACTCCACTAAGCTCCCTCCTTATAATCTTACTCGAAAGCTCCGGGTCCTGGCGCTCCTTGGGTACGGTAACATCGAAGCTGACATACTGTAAACGTCTGATAAAACCAAGCGACGCATCCTCTGGGAACGGAAGCTCATTGAGGTTAAAGATGAGGTACGGGATATTGTTGGCCTCAAGAACATTCCTGCCAAGCTCTCGCATGGGGACAGGCTCTCCGCTGACAAGCCTCTTGAACATACCGGTGTTCTTCCTTCCGAACTTCCGCGGATCAGAGTCCGACGACCAGTTGAAGATGGCGTTCCTTATCGGATATCTACCCCTCATTCCTTCATCACCCTCTGCGGTAAGGTCGGCATAGTCCATCTTGCTTATCCTGTCCTTACCAAATAGGTTACAAGCCACATCGAAAATAACGCTCTTTCCGTTGGCTCCCGTACCTATAAGAAGCAGGCACAGCTCTATCTTCGACGATTCCTTTCCCTCATACGGGTTGTAAGCCGTTCCGCGCTGTATCAAACCTAAACCAAGGAACATCTGTAGTATCATCCTCGATGTCCTGTCAGGAAGCACCTCATGGATAAAGTTCATCCACCTGTCGCACTTGGCCTTCGGATTGAAGTCGTAAGGATGATAGTAGGTCACATGATAGTCAGGAGAAAACGGCATAACGGCAGGATTCTGCAAGCCTCTACCGAAATCCACAACACCATTGCTGAAAGCCACGATGTCAAAGGACGGATGAAGAATGTTGTAGCACTCTATGACGTCAATGAAAGACTTGTTCATTACAGTGCTGACGCCAATCATCGGACTTATGGCGAGGTCAAGGAGCAACAGCTGGTAGGTCTGCTCCAGGACAATCCTTGGGACGGACTCGTATATCTTGCCATTGAAGATGTAATAGCTGCCCTTGTAATACTTTACAGGAGCCTTCTTGGCAAGCTGACGCATAGACCTCACGAACTGAGACTTCAGGATATTGTAAGTATCCGAATTCACCCTGCCCCAAGAGGTAGAACGCAATGCGTCAAAACCAAACTCGCTTTGTCTCGTCAGGTCCAGTAGCTGCGTGTGTAAAGTGTCTATAGCTAAACCATTTTCCATCTGTGTATAATAATTTTTTAGTTTCTGCGTTATTTTAACATGAAAGAACCCCTGTAAACAAAGGAACTTCGGTGGATTACGCACCACAAGTGGGCCTCACCTATATGCCCTATATAATAATAGGAATAATGCAAAAATAAGAAATAACTACATAATTATGCTAAAATACATTGTTTATGCGGTATATTTATACATTATTAACATTCAAAAGGTGGAGGATAAATATACATTTTACACTTTCAATAACAGTGGTAAGTCCATAAAGTAAACAATCTTGACAAGTTGTAAACAAAGGAGTTTGAATAAATATGCAATACAGAAGAAAAGTAAATAAACTTGACAGATCAGGTTAAAAAAAAGAAAAAAATTTTTGTGCGAGGTGACTACGCCCCACGGCTGCGCTCCCATAGTGGGGTGTGGCCGTACTTTGGTAAAATATCATTACATATACATTTGGTTTACTCAATATAAACCAAACCAAATTTTTGCATTTTGTTTCACGAATGTTAATTTCTGTTAATTTGCAATTAAGTCTTATAACTCCTTTATTCTCAGTAACTTACCAACTTATAATTATACACCATTTGCATTTTTATTCATTTCGTGAAACAATGTGCGTTTACAAATATCTTTACAAACCTATTGGCTTCATCTATCTTTACAATGTATATTTATGCAAGGCTTTAACCTTTGAATGATATTTTAACGCAAAAATAATTTATCTTTACATTTATAGTTAAATATTGTATAAAGATTATGACAAATTGGCAGCTGTAACGTATTGATATACAGGTAGTTAGGTTCTTTAACGTTTCGTTTGCATTTATGTTAAATCCTTTAGTATATTGTGCCACACGTATTTTATAAATGCTTGGTTTTCAGCAAGTTAGAAACGTGCCACCTTGTCACACCCTCATTTTTAAACACTATTTTACAAATACTGACAACATTTGGAATTATTGCAAAGTCTGTAAATAGCTATATATCAACCACTTACAAAACGTTAAACGTATTTTTATACTATTTTTTTACTGGTCGCATGGCACGGCTTTTGCAACTATATAGGTACAAGGGGAACGCAAGATAGCACACAACGTGCAGCGAGTCCCCAATATTTTTCACTTAAAGCAGGCGCACCCGCTCCAGTGTGGGAGGTGCAAAACAACATGACAAACAATAAGTTAAACGTATCTGCATACGTTGCAGAATGTAAGGAAAATGCTACAATCGTAGCCAGTCTTGAGGTATTGAACGACTACAGAAAGACTTTACTTTCAGAGTGCACAAACAGCGAGGTTGTAACAGCACGCAAGGAGATGGAAGAAGCACGCAGCAAGTACAACAAGCTTGCAACCGCTTACGTGTTGGGAGAAGCGAGTTACTGCAATCTGCAAACAGAATGCGTGCGCGCAGCCGTTAGCGAGTTTAGCCACACGCACAACGTGCCACGCTTCTTTCAGTGGTTCAACGACAACGGAAAAGACGAGCAAACAAGCATTATAGACTCCGTGCAACGTTTGGGTTCAAAACTCGCTTCTTTGCACACTTCCTTTGCGAGTGGTTCAAAGGTTGCACGCAAACAGAAAGCAAGTGAAGAAGACCTAACGGAACGTATCGCCCAATTACAGGCGGAACTTGCAGCCTTAAGAGGCGAGAAGTAACAAGATAGAGCGAAAGCCCTATCTTTACACCCACTATCTTTGCCCACGGTGGACACAATAAACCACCGTGGGATATTATACACCAAATCCGAAGATTTGGCGCGGGTCGTCGTACCCTTATTTTTCCCACACTTTTGGTAAACCTTGTCGTGGTGTGTGGGCTTAACTTTAGAGAGAGAATTTATTCTCCCTCAGGGGACTAATTGCCAAAATTTAGAGAGCTATCCGGCAAACAAACCTGTAGCGATACAGGAAGGCGGGCGAGAAATCCCGTCGAGGATAGCGAGAGAGCACAGAGCCACCACGATACCGAATGAGATGAGGCACGTGGACCAGAGCGAGAGCCGTAGCTGTGCAGTTATCGAGAGAGATGACGGACGGAAAAATCATAATTCATATTCTATCGTTTGGCACACGTGGACGAGTTCCTAAAGTGCTGCGCACATTCATTACAGGGCGCGGGTGGTACAAATCTGTAATCGTGAGTAGTTATCGTTTATCTCACGTGAGGTATATCCAAAAGGTCTACGATACGTAAGTAGTTGTACGTATAGCTATATCGCTACACAAGTAGCGGACGTGTGGGAATTATTCCCATGAAAACGTGCGGAGAACGCTGAGGGGTTATCCGCTGGTGTCTTTCGAGATGCCGACAAGTCCTCAGAGGGTGACGAAGCGACACAATACGGTGTCGTGGGTGACAAGCGTGCGCAATGAAAGTGTATCATCCTGGCAATGGCTGCGTATGGAGAGATCCGTGCGTGGCTCCTATTACGAACCATTTAAAAATTAGAATTATGGAAAAGATATTCACGCTTTATCAGACAAACAAGGTTAACATTCTTGGTGGTTACATGACATACCACACATTATCAGAGGCTTTTGATGCTCTCAATCCTAAGTGTGGCGTGAACACTATCACCGCCGTTACTATGGTAAACGCGAGGTGGTGGAATAATGGCAAACGCACCTGTTATTTGTTAGAGGTTTTGTCTAAGGGCGTAATTTACAGAGCCTAAAATCTCCCTACGCTTGTAGGGAACAATAACCATAAAATTTTAGAGTTATGAGTACAATGAGAATAAAGTGCCTTTCCATGCGAGAGGTCGAGAGTGTCATTGCGGATGCTCAGGAGATTTTGAGTCATGTTGAATTCGGGTCGTTTAAGAATGGTGTGCTTACATTATTCTGTGTGGCTTGAGCCTAAAAATCCGTAGCCAGTACGATAATTGTCGTGCGTGTGCTACGGAACAATCACTAACAAATTTTAGAATTATGACAGCAAGACAGATTATTTATTCAAGTACGATAATTCTGCTTGGATTTTTTCAGGCGCTTCCTGCGCTGTTGTGTTTGGCAAGTACGAATATTCCTGTAATTCTGCTTGGAATTATTTGGGGTGTTCTGCTTGGTAAGTTCTGGAGCAGTACGATAATTGGCAAGTGGTATTTCCGCGAGCTTTGGCGTGCTACACTCCGCTTGGAAAATCTCATGTTCCCTGAGGTGTGAGAGAGTTGGCAAGTACGAAAATTCTGCTTGGAAACATTCGGCTAAATTCTGCTTGGAGAAATTCAGGCAGTACGATAATTGACCAAGTTACAGAATTATGAGAAAGACAGAATTAAAGAACGTCAAGCGAGGAGAGTTTTTCCGCTTGGCGAATTCAGAGAGCGCTCCCGTGTGGGTGCGTGACGGATACAACAGAAGTAGCCGCAAATACGAGGGTTACAAATATGATGACGTGTGCCACTGGAGGGAGTTCAGCGGCACACGTATTGTTTACGTGGATTTCTGCTTTTGAAATCCTACAGCCTAAATGCTGCCTGTTCCGCGGGCAGTACGATAATAACCAAAATATTAGAAATATGAACATTAAGACATTTAATTTAATCGACAAGATTAACGCTACAGGGTTGGATAATACGAAGTGGAATATTTATATGCACTTGGATGAAACAGACACGAAGGAATTTTACGGAACAAGAGAGAGCTACATGCTCCATCCTGGAATTTGGATTAGCGTTGTTGAGGAAAAGAACAGTGATTTTCCTTTCCGTGACCTTTGCAAGCCCGATCATGTTGTAGACATTGACGAGCGCTATGTTATCTTATTCTACGAGGTCGATTAGCCAAAATGTGCTCAGGCATTTCCCTGGGCATACTATGTAAAACCAATTTAATTTAGAATTATGCAAGACAGGAAATCACAGAAGAATTTTGAGCGTGCCCTTATGCACGAGATGGAAAAGATCAAGATTGCAGCACGTCAGTGGTACAGCAACAACGCGAAGGGCTACAGGGATTATCGTAGCCGTGAGTCTATCTCAAAGAGTTTCAACGAGATAGCCATTTTGTGTATGAGCTAAAATTGAGCGTGGCGGTTGTCACACATACTACAAACCAAAAAATGTTAGAATTATGAAACAGAAGAGAAGACTGACGGGGTATGTACTCGTTGATCCGTTCGATGGTGCTATCCTGTGCCAGTATCCTGTAGGATTGGGATTTGACGGAGATTGTGTTTCTGCGAAGATTGAGGCTATCCATGATGCAGAAGAGAGAAAAATAAAAGGTTGTCCCATGGAGGTTTACGGCTGTATAAACAACACGTATTCGGACGGAACAAGAATTTATCCGCGTAATTAGCCAGAACTGGGCAGTACGATAATTGTGCTGCCTGCTATTAACCAAAACATAGAATTATGGAAACAGTAAGAGTAACTGACAGACACGGAATATAGCGAGAGTGGGATATAGTCACAGAGAGATGTGTAGGATGCTGCTTTCACGGATTGATGGACGGCAAAGAACATTGCTGCCCTCATAATATTGCGTGCGGTGACAAGTAGTCAAAACTGCGGGGCACGTCCTGTGTCCTGCTTCTATTATCAACCAAAAATTTTAGAATTATGACACAAGCAGATGTTAATTTTCTACAGGCACTTGTAGAGTCCCACGAGCAAGTTATTGCAGCAGACTGCAAGAGACGTAAATTAAGCAGAGAAGTTTATAACAAGCGTGTATCTCAGAGCGAGAAGAGAGCGAATAAGATACTTCGTGAGATGATGTGTCGCTAAACAGGGTAGAGCTATTGTTCTACCTACATAATAACCAATTAACGAAAGAATTATGGAATATTTAAAGACACAAGAGTATCATACACGTATTGATGTGTATTTTGATGGAGAAAAGTATGTATTCATCAACGCATTCCACGGATGTGTGGCTATTGCGAGAAGAGAAGGACTCGTTGAGTTCACTAATGACGGATTCAAGGCTCACGTCAAGTTCAAGGTCGAGAAAACGATACGCACCATCAGTAAGAAAACTATAGATAGAGCCATCTATAAGATGGAGAACAGATACATGAGCACTATCGTTGAGTACGAATGGGAGGAGGTTGACAGAGATGACTTGCCTTATGCCGTGAGCGTAAAAGTAGAGGAGCGTTAAGCCAAAAATCCTGCGTGGAGACACGTAGGAGCAATTATTAACTAAATATTCAAAGGATATGGAAAGTATTGAAGCTATGCTGTGGGATTTCATTGTTGACAACAATATCGCCACAGAGGACGAGGTTAGACTTGTCACGGATATTAATGGATTGAGCGAGAACACGATGACTGACATTATTTATGCCAAGACAGGACTACGCAGTTACGAGCAGTGTACAGAAGAAGGCTACTCCGGCACAGATGAGCTTGACAGCTATTATTGTCTTGACGAAGAAGACAATGAAGATGAGTAGTATTTGCCTAAAAAAGGTGCGCCCATACGTGAGTGTGCCTTCTATTGTTTAACCAATATTTTTGAATTATGGCAAGAAAAGGCAAGACACTGGAGCAGCAGTGTAAATATTACAACTGCGAGGATTTCGTTAGAGATGTAATGTTATATCATTACAACTGCGGAAACAAGAAAGGTATGGTAGAGGACTACAAGGAACTCAACATGGAGGCAAGACAGATTGCCGTCCAGCAGATGTTTGAGTACGGCTACCAACCTGTTCTACAGGATATCATTACACATCTTATGTTCGGTTAGCCAACCAATCCTCACTCCCACGGGTGGGGATTTCTATTAACCAAATATTAGAATTATGATAACGGATTACTACACAGCCGTACACTGGCTAAAAAGTGCGTTCATCCTCTGTAACGAGATTGTAGAGAATGACGAATCAGTGATTGAAAACATCGAGTATCCAGAGTTGACAGAAGAAGAAAGGAACAGAATCGAGATATTCCAGTGGTTCCTCACTAACATGAGCGAAGAGGATAAGGAATGGATGCAGAAGAATTTCCCTGATCTTATCTTCTCTTACTCAGACAAGCTTGGCTTGTGGATTCTTTGCGTAGATCATTTTGGAACGATGTGGAAGGGAGTCCCAACGACTACCAACTGCGAGAATGCGGCAAAGGCTAGCCAGCTGCCGTAGCCAAACCAATCCTCACTCTTACGGGTGGGGATTTCTATTAACCAAAAAGATTGAAATATGAAGAAAATTGAGATTACGAGAGCTGGCATGGGCGAAAAGTGCCCAAACCCTAATTTTAAAAAGCTGTTGGCAGTCGGTATGATTACCGCTTGCCAGAGATGTCCCTACTTCGTAAGATACGATGGAGATACTATTTTGTGTGACTATTAAAAAGTAAATTATGGCAAAGAAAGTTTATGCGCTCTATCGCACAGACAACTGGAATACATACGCAAGCCGCGAATTACTTGTTGTAGCAGGTAGCATCAGAAGATGCTGTAAGGTAGCCAAGGACGACGGAGCAACAAAAAAGCAGGTTGAGGGTTTGCGTGGTTATCACCACCAATCCCAGTGTACCAATGGAACCGATCACGAGTACGACATTGAAGCGTACACGCTCAATGAGAGTTTAATCAGCTAAAATCCCCACAATAATGTGGGGAACCATTACGAACCAAAAACAATTAGATTATGGAATCAAGGATTAATGCAGCAAGGAAACTACTTCCACTCTACAACAGCATGGAGGTAAGGAAAGTGAAACTATCCACGCTTTACAGACGCTTATACAGGTTTGGTGACGCATGGAGATGTAGTGGTACGGGTTACGACTACACCGTTTGAGTCTAAATTTCTCCCCTCGCATGGGGAGATGCCATTATTAACCAATTAAACAGATTAGATTATGGAGAATGTATTTCCTTTTGTAGAAAATCCAGCAAGCGAGGATGTTGTAAGATATTCACGTGCCGGAGAACTTAGAGCCAAATTAAATCGAGGCGAAAAGCTAACAGCGGATGAGAAACTTTGGGTAACAAAAAAGGTCATAGACTGTCGCATGTGGTCAGGAGCCGGCATAGCTATTGTTGGATATATCGTAAGTTTCGAAGATGTCTTGAAGAGATTTCTGTATTGCCAATACGGAAACTGGGTGGAGACTTACGCTTGTAACAAGACTTGCTTGAGAAAATCAGTATATGGTAGAATTGACGAGATTGTTGAGTTAGCCTAAAACGGAGGGGGCAATCCCTCTGACATTATTAACCAATAAATTATTAAGAATATGGCATCACAATGGAATTGGAAAGACAAGATGGGTAAACTCACCATCAGACAGAAAGGAAAGAAGTTCAACGTAAACATTTACTCCGGAAATGCTCTTGCTGTATTTGTATATGAATATACAGACGGCGGAAAGGAAATGTACTCGTTGTATGATTTCTTTGCCGACAAGAAACACGTCAGTAAAATTATCAGTAATCGTAAGAAGTTGATAGACGACGATGTTGTCAAGATCGAGTTGAATCTCTGGTACAAATCTGCGAGAGAGCTTCTTCCGTATCTCGCCAAGAACGGGTACAAGGTTGAGTGTTTCTACAAAGAGATAAAGTAGCCAAACGGGGAGAGCAATCTCCCTACCAATAACCAAAACATAAGAATTATGAACAACGTAAGATTTATCCCAGGATACTATGAATGGCATCTCGTTGATGAGAAAGACAACGTGCTTCTCAACATTCCAGATGGTATCATTGACGATTGCGAGACAAAGGCTGATTTGGATTTCGTTATAGGAGACATTCCAAGACAGGCATTGCGAGCAGTCGAAGAAGGGGAAGAACTCTATGGATGTGACGTAAGCAAATACGCCAGCGACATAGATGATGACAACGTAACCAAGCTCATGATTGACACCTTATCTGAATTTCTTGGATTAACAGCCTAAAAGCCGTCGAAAGACGGTACTTCAAACCAAAATAATTAGAATTATGAATGAAGACAAAATCCTAAGTATGTTCTTCGAGCCGGAGCGGTGGCAGAACGCTATCAGCAAAGGCATAGACAAGGACATGAACAAAGCAACCCTGTATCAGCTCACGACACCAGAGGCTCGTCTTATTATGTATGAGAGGATTAAAAGCGGTAATTACAAGATAATGCCGCCACATACAGCCAAAATTCCAAAAGACAACGGAGATTTCCGCACTGTCTATGTGAATGAGCCTGTAGACAGAATCCTCCTGAGCATAGCAAACGACCTCTTGTTCGAGCTGATGCCAGAGATGGTGCATCCACGCTGTACGTCGTATCAGAAAGGTATCGGCTGCGGTCGTGTGGTGCAAGATGTGTCTCGGATAATATACTCGGCAGAGGGAAAAATCATCGGATGGAAAGGTGACTTCTCCAAATACTTCGACAGCGTACCTATTCGGTTCATCGACTGGGCGTTTGACAAGGTAGAGGAAAAGTACGGAAAATCTGCGCTGATAGACGTCATTCGTGACTACTATCACACAGATATCTATTTCGATGAGGACAACAACCTCTGTGAGAAGTATCAGTCCCTCAAGCAGGGATGCTCTGTTGCGGCATGGCTGGCTGATGTCATTCTCTATCATCTTGACGACAAGCTATCTAAGCTTAACGGATATTACGTCCGCTATTCAGATGATACGCTGTTTGTCGGTGAAGACTATGAGAAAGCCATGGATATCATGAAGAGCGAACTGGAGATGATGCAAATGACTCTCAATCCGAAGAAGGTTGAGTATCTTGACGCTAATCACTGGTTCAAGTTCCTCGGATATTCCATCAAGGGTCACAATATCTCTCTGTCGTCCACACGTATCAAGACCTTTCAGAAGGAGATTGAGAAGAGGACGATAAAGAAACGTGACACCACGATGACGAAAGCCATCAATGCCGTAAACAGGTATCTCTACAAGGGGTACTGCGATTATTCCTGGGCTACTCAGGTTCTTCCAGTCATTAACGTGAAAGAGGACATCAACAAGCTCAACACCTTCGTCATGGACTGCATCCGTGCGGTCAAGACGGGCAAGAGCAAAGTCGGTGGCCTCGGATACGTGAAGACTCTGGCTGTAGGTTGTATAGACCGAGGTCGTGGCAGGAACGTGAAAGCCAATAGGAGTAAGACAGAGAGCGAAATCAAGGGGTATCTATCAATCGGCTGTGCCCAGAATGCCTTGCGGACGAGCAGGGCAGCGTACAACACATTGGTGAATACTCTGTAGATGTAGCACCCAGCGCAAGGGTTTTGCCGGAATGAAGAGTGATTTAACCATCCGGTCTCGAATGATGTGGACATATCTCTGATTAGAGATGGTCCAACATCCTCTCCACCAGGATGCTATCAAGCAGATAAAGCTATGCGCAGTATCTTCTGACCGACAGACTCTGTAACCGAGCACACGGACGTGGGAGAAGGACGGATTATTTATGTCACGCCTCTATGATTACCTTCAGTATGGGCCTCTTTCGCTCAAGTGATACTTAAGACCAAAGGGACCATACTGAAGATACACAAGGCGTGCCTAATCGCAGAAGTACAGAAATGTGCCAGTCCGTATGACTCCCACAGGTGGCGCACACCACCACTCCCTGATGAATGGCAGAAGTTTATGCAACAGGTCTCTTAACCAGAGTTCTGGATCCTGGTAACCGTCATAACTATGAGCGGTGACCAGGATCCTGAATTCTGGCGAATCCTGTGTCAAATCAGAAACATAAAGTATTGTGCCGAGCCATCGGTCAGGGAATTACCCGAGTACGAGGGTTGTCTTCGGTTGGGGAATAAGTTTAAGCGAAGTCTTAATCCATCACGCGTTTCCTGCCAATATCAAGCCGTCAACGCGTATCATCAAGACTCCTTTATCAGAACATTACATCTCCGTACAAAATTCCCATGTCGAAGACAACGTTATTGCCAAACGAGGTACACAAGGAGGCGGTACGATTTAATACCACGTGATAAAAGCAGATCACTGACACTGGGTTATACCCAGGTAAGTGATCTCCTCTCTCACGGGGTTATATCAAAATCATACAGCTATGGCAACGAGCCTTTAAGTGTACCTACAAACTACCAAAAGTGAATTGCATCACGACTTATCAAGAGTATGAGGTTTAATACCCCGCAAGTGGAATACCGACGTCGATGCCTATCGGTATCGACGACCGTATCCAAACGCTGGGTCGAATCGTGAACATATATTCATGCAACGTAATACATGAGATAAGTCATTCGCATTGCAGCGGTGTCCGACAAGGTTTGACAATTCATCCTACATCCCTTCGTCGAGAACTCGCAGAGGTGGAGCTTACGCTCCATGAGGGCGACTTCTTGCGAAGTTATGTAGCTAATCGAATGCTTAAAGTCATGCAGCATATCAAATTGAGTCGGAATAGGTTATTGTGAGCCGAATAGTACGCAAGAAGGAAAGATTTAGACAAACAGTCCGTATCTTCCTGAGTCTTCCAGTTAATTAACTTGTACGACTCAGGATTCACTCGACTGTTTACATCGAGCGCATACAGCAACACAACGTATCCTTTGAGCGTACTGCTATTAACCAATATTTTAGAATTATGATATACGAACTAATTATCAACGAGGTTAGGGACGGTGCAAAGTTCACCGTCAACTTTCAGAAGAGAACTTGTAGAGTGAATGGTAAGATTATCGTGAATGATATGCAGTATAATGGCTGGCTTGGCACATTTCCTTCTACGGAGGAAGAAATAATGAGCAAGATAGAGCAGCTATATCAGGAATACAAGCATTCTGTGCCGTCAGAGCGTTCTGAATCACATCGACACTACTACTTCAAGGCTTTGCCTGAGAAAGAGCTCTCAGACGGAGATATGATGTACGGAGAGCGACGTGAGGTGGCGAGATGCAGACTGGAGGTGTATGTCCTGTTCTGCATAATTCTTGGACGCCTCACATGGAATCCTTCATGGGGAACGTGGTTCTGGCGTTCTAAAGACGACTATGACCTGATCATTCTAAGAGACTGGATTGAGCCAAACAAGGGTGGGGTGTAAGCCTCATCCACAAGATTTAATTAACATTTTAATAACCATTAACAAAATTAGAATTATGAAACAGATTGTAACAATCACTGGCGAGAACTTGAACATCGTAACTAACAGCGTAGAAGCTACTGGCAAGAAGACCAAGGCGCAGATGCGAATGGAAGCATTGAAGAGTGCCGGCGTTGATGTAAGTAACTACTACACTCTTGGTGCTGATAAGCTTGTCAGAATCGAGAAAGGCGAGGCTATTCCTGTTGATCTTGACGATGTTGTCGTTGATGCTGTTGGCAAGAAGATTGTCGAGGGCGGATACGTGAACAACTGGAAGCTTTTCCGTCGCTGGGTAACCGCTCAGATTTTCGGTATGCTCCGTGACATGAAGTCCGACAAGATGTCTTTCAACGAGCTTTTACAGCGCAAGGGCTACGAGTATCAGTGGCGTATGCTTGAAAATGAGTTTTACGCTCAGGCCAAGATGCAGGAGCACGGTGACACAGAGAACCTTTCGAAGCGAGAGATTTTCTTCAACGAATGCACATTCTCAGGTATGGTGGACGACTATATTGAGAAACTTAAGGCGTACGTTAACGATAATCTTATCTTCCGCAAGGACAAGAACGGATGCAACACAAAAGAGTACAAGCACAGATGCAAGGGTGTTCCTTATGTTCGTCTGAACAACAAGGACATCTTTGTTGCAGACTTGATGAAAAAAGTGTATGTTCCTCTGTACAAAATTGCTCGCGACGGTTTTGACACAACGAACAGACGAGAACTCTACAACCTCGTTAAGAAGTTCAACAAGATTCGCAAGCACCTCGCATGGGAAACCAAGCAGTCCGACACGTTCATCAGCGCCTACAAGGGTGCGGGTTCTTACTTCGCAATGCGTAACCTCATTATGTTCAGCGATGCTCGCTTTACAGGCAAGTCCGAAGCGGCATCTCTCCGCAAGATAGATGCCTATGCTGCCAAGTATGGCGCAGATGAAGAGGGATGGAGAATGCTTGGTGTGCTCAAGCAGCTCATCGCAGAATCCAACATCTCTATCGACGGAAAGCTGTGCGTTTGGGCAGAGGAGTCCGCTTTCAGAAAGGCGGTCAACAAGGCCTGCAAGGAGTCTAAGTAACAACACCTAAGGTCTGTCACCTTCGCGCGTCGGTCTGACACTACGATTTACAAGAGCTTCTTGTATCATCTTCCGAGTCCGGCAGAATCAGCCGGCATCTGAAGACGAGCATAAAGCTCTCCGGATCAAAACGCTAAAGCAAGACACCACGTCAGAGAATGCGCGAGTTTAAAGCCAAAAGGTCGGCTGTTCAGCAAAGGATAGCCGACTGCAATTCATTAACCATTAAACTTTTAGAATTATGAGTAAGTATTTTGTAGGTATCAGCGAGACAACGAAGGGTTGGGCGGAAGTAGAGGCGGACAACGTAGAACAAGCCAAGGCAAAGGCATACGAAGCCTGGAGTGACGGAAAAGCATTTATGGACGATAAGAACTCTGAATGTTCCGTTGAGTGTACCTATCTGAAAAGCCTGTAAACGGTTCTCTGTGCCCGACAAGCACAGAAACCACTATTATTAACCCTCAAATCCGCAATCTATAGGGTTTAGTGGGATTTTGCTTGCAAAACGACAAAATTCATTTTATTGTACATATTTCTTACACAACAGAAATGTCGCAGACACAAAATCCCCTTACCCCATAAAGCGACTTGAGGTAATACGCCGGTTTAACCAGAAAGACATGGCCTTTAACCAAAGTCTGTCTTGAACAGGTTGGCATAAGCATAGTTGTCTGAATAAATGTTCAATACGTGCCTACGTGACGTCTTAATCCATTTTGCTGGAACAGAGATGAACTTGAACACAAAGGTCTTGATTCTGCTGGTGGCACGCAATCCGAATTCCCCGGTCCGCAATCTCTGCATGATGTCCTTGTAGAAGTTTCTGATGAGAGCGGTCATAAGCAGGAAAACGGTATTCTGCGCCATGAATGACTTCGGCAGCCGGTTCCATCCGAAATCATTGTTCATTTCATCGAAGATGCGTTCCTTGCCGCCACGGAGATTGTAGAATTCCACGATGTCCCTTGCACTTGACTTGTAGTCATTTGTCAGTATGCATCTGTATGTGTATTCGCCTTCCCAGATATCGAGGTCTCCCTCCGTCCGCTTCTGTCTCTGAATGACAAGACGATACGGTTTTCCTTTCCATTTCTCAACAAGGATGGAATTCAACTCAAACTCAATACCGTTGATTTCAACAGTTTTCCATCCAGTCAAGGCAAACATGGAATCATAGAAGGAAGAGCACCTGTTAGCACGAATATAAAAATGCCTGCAATGTGCCTCTACCATATCTACAATTTCTTCCGAGCATGAGCCGCAATCCATGCGGGCACGGGAAATATATACTTCCGATGCCTCCAGTCGCTTGAAGATTCTTTCCAAAGTCTCTCTTTGGTTGAAGCGCACGTTTGTGTTACCGTCTCTATTTTCAATACCGACAATCATGTCGTTAATGACTGCCACACCTGGACTATAGCCCAAGAACTTCTTGTAGGTTGTTTTTGCATCATACTTCTCTGTTTCTATGAACTGATGATCAAAGTCAAAATCATACTCTTGACCGGATTTCAATTGACCAGTAGCAAGCAGGGCTTTAATCAATAAGCAGTTCATCTTGTCTGCTGTATTGAAATCATAGGATTTGCCAGAAGCAGACTTATAGGTGATGTTCTTACAAGTCAGTTCTCCGATAGCACGCAATATGGTGTCTGCGCTGCAAGTACGAAGAGTTGGATGAAGAGACAAATGTTTCATAAGGTGTGTTGAAATATCCTCAATACATGAGCCACCACAAAGATATACGCACATCAGAGAACGTAGAATCTCACTATATTGATAACCAAACAATGTGCATCTCAACCCCAAGGTAGAATCTATGGTTTGAGCTAAAAGAGCATCAAATTGCTCCATAATAGAAAAAATTCCTCCAAAAGGAGTGAGTTTCTCGGATTTTATTTGTACTTTTGCCATGTCATTCAGAGTTTTATTTGTTTTTTTAAGCAACACTAAGATAAGTGAAATTTCTGACATGGCAAAATCCTGAGCAACTTATTGTTGCTCAGGT